AGCCGTCCTTGTACGTCTGCGGATGCTGGCCGCCGAGCACGTCGATTTCCTGGATGTCATGCCAGACACCGTTGGCCCAAGCGATCCAGTCGTACATGCTGAGCCAGCCGCGAGGATTCTTTGCCTTCATCTCGACGCCCCAATTGCGAAGGTACGCGACGTAACCGCGATCGTCCTTGCTGTTGTGGCGGAACCACTCCTCACGCCTCAGCGGGCGTTTGCCCTCGCGATAGACCAGCGGCCGAATTGGGACAGCAACCTCGCCGGGCTTTTGAAACACGAGAACGTAATCATTGGGCGCCATCGCCCAATCGGTCGCCGTCCGGCTGTGGCCCGTCTTGAATTGAAGGCTGTGCAGATTCAGTTTGTTGGCCAGCGCTTGCGGGTCTTTATTGATGGCGACTTCACCCTTGAACTGGAAACCGGCGGCGCCGAAGATGTCGATAGTCGCCCCGCGGAAATCGCGGCGGCCGCTGAAGCCGTGTTGATTCTTGTAGGCGAGCAGCTGCTGGATATGGCAACACCAGTTGCACCCTGGTGCGATGACGCGAAACAGTTGCTCGGCAAAGAAGCGGAGATTGAGTGCGAATCGTCCCTTAAGAATGTCGATCGTGCTGCCGTTGTTGCCAACGTCCTCGTCTTTCCCCGAGTAAACGAACAAACTCTCGAACGGGATCGAGCTGACGGCAAGGTGCACGGACGCCGGCGGCATCTCTGCCATGCCGCGGATGCAATCTTGATTCAGTATCGTTGCCTTTGGCGTCATCATCTGACCTCAGATAAAATCGCCGCGCCGCAACGAGCGGACGCGGCTCTGCTACCACGGCCGGAATTTACAGACAGCCGTGGACACTTGAAAATCACGCACTCGCCGTGGCCTTGCCGCCACGCTTCCAGAACTCCTCCGCGGCGTCCGCAATCTCACCGGCAGCCTTGGGGCCCACGCCTTCGAGGTCATTCACCCAAAAGTCGCCTTTCTTCGCTTGGAAGTCGGAGAAGTCGCCCATGGTACTGATGTCCGCCAGCTCGAACGCCTTGTACGTTCGACTGCCAAGGCCCTGGAGCGCCTCGCCGACCGGAACGGTCCGCCAGTTCTCATCGATCTTCGCGTGCGAATGGCCGTTGACCTTGCCGTTGTGATTGCCGTTGCTCTCGGCCGTGTTGTCCTCAGTCGGCACTTTTTGCTCATTGGGATTAGTCGCTGGCGACGCCGGCTCGGGAATCTCCTTGAAGAGTGGCCCCTCGGCGCAGGCCTTGGCGAAACGCTGCAGGTCGCGCTTGTACAAGCCATGGCGCCGGATTACCGACTCGAATTCCTCGATGTCGTGTTTCTTGATCCGGTAGACCTTGCGTCCGCGTTCATCGAGGACCTGGTCACCCGATTTCTTGTCCTCCGCCACGCCGGCGTGGCACAGCTCGTGATCCATCAAGGCCGCCCGTTGCTTTTCGTTGAACTGTTTCCAAGTCGTCGAGTTCAGAAAGATGACGAAGTCGAACTCGCGCATTTCGCGATCGAGGTCGGACTGCTTCTTACATTTGCCGAGGACGAGGAACCCATCGACGTTTGCCTTGACGTCGAGCATCCAGGCGACGGCGATTTTGGCGTCGTCGAGATGTGAATGATGCTTCAGCATCTTGTCGAGGTAACCGTACGGACACTCCGGATCCTTCGACTTTCGTTCTGGCCTAGGTAATAGCTGGACTTTGACGGCTTTACGTCTTGGCTTGCGAGCGGTTCTTCTTGCGCGGACCATGAGAATTCCTTTCAAGTGATTGGTTCTTGTTGGTCAATTCGTTGGCTGCTCTTATCCACCTTTGCCAAGTCGTAGGATCGACTTCCATTGGAGCGTCGGTGTCGCCTTCATAGGTGGCGTCATATTCCAAGATGGATTGGGCAAGTTCATGATTGCTCATCGCTGCCATGACTCGGCTCCAGTTTGAATGTTGTCGATCGCCACGCATTGAGCGGGGCTGACGTATTCGTTTTCGTCGATCCAGTCGGCGATGCTTTCAATCGTCTCCGACGCCGAAGCCGCAAAGTCGTCGGCTGCAGACGGCAGGCTTTCGAGGAGATCGAGCAACTCCTCGCACTGAGCCAGCCGTTTTTCCCACTCAGCTTGCGGCACGGGCCAACTCCCAAATCGTGACGACGACCTTCCCGTCTTGGCAGGGCTCGCAGCGGATGATCCGCTCATCGTCAATCTGCTCGTCATCAACGAATGCCGTCGAGTGTTCGAGGGAATCGAGTAAACACTTCCAGAGGTTATTCAGGTCCCGTCGCCGGCCGTCCGCCGGCGGATGAGCCTCGACGTAGACACCAAGACGACCTTTCATCGGTTCTTGACTGATCTTGCACGCGAGACGCATCGCGCGGATTTTCTCGACCACGTGAGACCGATATTTCAGTCCGTCGCTGCTGACGATGATCCTGCCGTTGGCCATGGTCCAATAGGAGTTCACGCTCGGCGTCCATGGCAGTTCGAGCTTGATCATTTCCTCGCGTCCCTCTCCGCGATCGCCTGTCTCAAGTAAACTGCCAAATCTAAGGCTTCCTGGTAGGCATCCATCAGCGCATCGCGGCCGTTGTTCGCCTGGACCGGAGTGCCGTATTTGGCGATGCCAAACTTTCGCCGTTGCTTCATATCTGTCATGACGAGCTTCCAGACGTCGCCCGCAGATGTCTTTGGTGACGTCTGCACGTTGGCACCCAGCGATTTCAGAGCTTCCTTAAGCCGCTTTTTGGTCATGACGCCCTCGATTTGCGACGCGCCTTTGCCGGCACGTAGTTCGCCTTGACCAAGACTTCCGCCATCACCGGACAGACAGAATTTCCGATCCTGGCGACCTGGCTGCTCTTGCTGCCAGTGAGGATGTAAGAATCTGGGAATCCCTGTGCTCTCGCGAGTTCACGCGGCGACAGCATTCGCATTCCGATATCGACGATGACGTACGGCTCGCCGTTGATCGACACGGTGACCAGGCCGAAGCGGTCTTTGCCTGTGGCGGTCGGCATCGGTTCGATGAGGCTGGCGCCGATCGCCGTGCCAAAGTATTTCACTAGGAAGCTGTAGACGAGGGCGGCGTGGTTTCCGCTCGTGACGGTCGGAAGTGGCTCATCGGCCCCATTCCATTGTTTTTCGCCATGGTTCATTCGGATGATGTTCGCGGCGACAAGGCCAGCGTGATTGCCGCCGGCCATGACGGTGTTCATCGGCTCGGACGGCGAACTCGGTTGCGTATTGTTCTTAAGATGAATCAAGTTCGCAGCGACAAGCGAGTGATGATCCTTAGCTGTGACCGTGGATGTTGGGCCGTCGGCTGGGACGCCAACAACGCCGCCAAAGTGCTTGGCAAGGAACGCGGAAACGAGAGCATGCTTCTGTCCGTTGACGCACGTGCCGAGCGGTTTTTCAAGATCAAGGCACCGCGGCGACTGGCCTTTGCGTTCGGTGTAACCTGTCTGAACCATAGTTGCAGCGACTACATGACGATGATTTTCGGTCATCAGCGTCCCGATCGGCTCGTCAACTGGCCGCGGCTTGCCGGCGTTCGATGGTCCACCTGCGCCAACGAGACACGCCGATACCAATGCATGATTGTTGCCGCCAGCATGAACAGTACCCAGTGGCTGATCAGCGGCATTCACTCGCCCGTCGCCAAACGTTGTGCCGGCTGGTCCGTTGCCGTGAGCTAGTTGTGCTATCACTACGCCGTAGCCGTGCTTTCCCGTCACTGTCGACAGCGGTTGATCAATCGACTGCCCACGAAAATGATCGCCGCCATGTTCGCACCGAACAATGAACGGAGTCGGATTTTCAAGTACGTACCTCTTGATACCCATCGCGATTCGACGCAGCGTGTTCTCCGCCAGCGGCCGTTTGCGTTCGAAGATCGACGGGCAAGCAATCGACCAGTCGATGCATTCAGCGGCTGTGCGCCACGGCTGCAGCGTTCCGAACAATGGTTGTGCGTTGATCTTTTTCGGATCGCCATGCGTCGGCTCTGGCCAAACAACCTTCTGACCGTCGCAACGGGCAATAAGGAAGAGACGTCGGCGATGTGTTGGCGCTCCAAAGTCACTGGCATTCAGGACGCGCCATTGCACTTCGTAGCCGAGATTGCGGAGGCGACCGGCCCATCGCTTGAACGAATGGCCTTTGCGCGTTGGATCGGGGACCAGGACGGGAGAGCCGTCGTCGAGGACCTGACCGACGCCATCGACTATCTTCTGAACCAGCGGGCCCCAGTCTTCGAATTCACGTACGTTTTCGAGAATAATGACGCGCGGCCTAACTTCTGCAGCCCATTTCACGACAACCCAGGCAAGCGAGCGAATGTGTTTCTTAACCGGCTTGGCGCCTTTCGCTCTGCTGAAATGGGTGCAATTGTGAACTACTATGCTTTCTGCAACATAGCTTTCGTCCTCATCGACACTTAGATTGTAAACCTCAGTTTGACCGTCAATCCCTGATTCAATTTCTCTAATCGGCGTGTATCGATGGAGGTCGTCGCAACGCGTTTGTTCGTGATCGGCATCGACGTGGTGCCGCCATCTGAGTTTGTAAACGTCGCGACTGTTGATTTTTCTCCCCTCAATTTCGTTCGAATGTTGGTGCGATTTGTAAACAGCAACGGCGTGACCAAATGACATTGCCAGCGACTTAACGCCGAACGCCAATGCCTTTGAGACCGTTGTGGCTTCCATGAAGTCTTGAGACTTCCAGCCATCACCTGACATGTATCCAGTGAGGAACGCGGCGCGGATCGTTTCTGGCGCGCCAAGCATCCAGCCGGGAATTCGTTTTTCGTGTGCCAGATGCCCAAAGTTTGTTCTGAGCCAATCAACAAGACCGCGATGATTCGTCGAAAACTGACACGCAGTTTCAAGCTCTCGGAAATGCCATTCTAGTTCACCAAACTGAGACCGTGCCGAAGATCTTGGCCAGGACGCCAGTTTTTCTTTGAGTGCATTGACTTCGTCTTTCCCACAGATGATGACCAACTCGGCACGGGTGTCGGTTAGTCTGGTCCATCCGTCAGCCAAATAGCGGCCAGCTAACCACATCAAACGGTCATCTAAATACATGCCGCGACCACCAACTTCTGGGATTGCCAGTGGCTCGAATTTTGTCGGCGATGACCAGTAATGACCGGACTGGCTTGCATCACGTCCGGTCAGGGGAGTGAGTTCGCTGGCTTTAGTCCACTGTGGAGAGTCAAACGTCGGGACGTATCGGCGCACGCTGTTATCCCAAGTGTTTGTTCGGTGGACTGACAAGAACGGATGCTCGCTCGAAACTGCCAAACCGAAATGTCCGTGACCACGAATGGTCATCGTGTTTTTCACTGACGACATTGTTTGGTTGACGCGGCGCCATCTGCCGCGGTGAGTAAGAACCAAATCGCCGACGTGAACTTGTTCAATCGGAATATAGCCATCGGCCGTCAAAACAAGCGTCCCGGCCGGGAAGCAATCGGGGCTAGCCCACAGCAAGCCGAGGGCGCGGCCTTTCGTTAGGCTCGCCGGCTTGAGACTCCAAATGTCGTTTGGATAATGTGCCGTCTCAGGGTGATTTGCCGTGTGCATGGCGATCGCGTCTGCGTCGTGATTGATCGCGACATCGACACGGAATCCAGCCTGACCGATGCCGAATGAGGCACCGCCTCCGCCGGCGAAACTGTCGATGATAAGCTCACGCATTCGAATCGTCCCTGAGTTTCCCTGCCATCTCAAACGGCATTCGGATCACGCCACGTCTACGATCTCTGCTTGCAACGGCTCGCCTTTGGCAACAACCTCGCACACGAGCTGGACGCCGTGCTCTTTTGCGAATTCGTTGATGGGCGCCATGTCATCGATCAACGACGCATCACGAACGGCAATCAGTCGATGACCGAGTGCCGCGGCGACGAGAATGTCGAGTCTCATGCGCGCCGCCGTATTGAGCGCCGATAGTTCGACGGGCCCTGTGCCTTGATCGAGAGTGACTGCCTCTCCCTTGATGCTAAGGCCGTCAATCGGGAGTTTCACGTTCGCGAGTTGGCGGCGCTTGGTGTCGTTGATCCTGTCCAATCTGGCCGACAGGTCATCAGCGAGCTTTTGTTTGGCCGCGGCAATTTTTTCGAGTAGCGTTTTGTTTGTGCGAGCCTGGGCGGCTTCGCGCATGTTTTGACGCTCGCGAGCGAGTCGAGCGTTCTCTTCTTTGGCTTGCGCGATTTCGGCGTCAATTGCCGACGTGTCCGGGTCGATCAGGTTTGCCGCCGCATTTTTGGCGATTGTCAATGCGCCGTCCGCTTTGGCTTGATCACGGTCGGCATTCTCCATTTGCTCTTGTGCGCGTTCGAGGGCGAGGATGCACTCGGCGCGACGCTCGGCGGCAGTTCGAGCGGCACGTTCTGCATTCTGGTAGTTTTGGCGAAGTTGATCGTTTTCAAGACGCTTTTTTTCGATGCCCGTTTTCTTCGCGGCGATCGCGACAATATCAATGTCATCCGGCACGCTCACTGGAGCGTCGATGATGACGACGCCGTTGGCCTGGGCGGTCAGCGTCGCTGCGTCTCGCCGTTCGGCGTAAATGCGTTCGTATTCCGCGTCGAGGGAGGAAGTATCGATCTCGGGTGCAAGCCGGCGCAAGATCGCTGCCTGCTCTTTCGCTGGCTTTGTCGAGAACGTTTGACGCTCGATGGCGCCAATGAATCCGCTAAGTAAAGCCGTCGGCGATGGCAGGGCCTTGCCGCCGTTGGCCGGCTTGACCACCAACGACGGAGCGCCTTCACGCTTCTGCTTGCGGGTAACGACGTACTCACCGAATTCGACGCGTGTCTCGGCAGCGTCGGCGCCGTTGTTGATGACGGTGCCGTCGAGACGTCCACCGAGCCCCCAATACAAGGCATCGACCGCGCTCGACTTGCCTGCACCGTTCTTGCCCTTGAGCGTCAGGCTTTTACCGTTAGGTTCGGCTTCGAATTCGACGATGCCGCGAAAGCCGCGAATGGAGAATCGTAATAGCATAGATAACCTCTTGATTGTCTGACTGTCAAAAACCCGCTCCGCTCGGCATCATGCTCTGCGGAGAGGGGGCGGCTAACGAGCGAACCCATCAGCCCATCGTGTCCCACACTCGCGGGGTCGCACCGTACGCTTATGAGGCGGCGATCGTTTACCCTCCCGCACTGTCGATCGCTGGCATGCCTGAGTACCGTCACTCATCCAGGACGGCTCGTGGGCTCTAATGGGTAAGCATCAATCTTCGTCTCCTGGTTCGCGCTGCTTTTGCGCCAACGCCGTTTCCAGGTCCTTAAGGTGAGCCAACGCGTCTTGTTCGAGCAGCTCATTCCATTTCTTGATCTTGATCGTCGCGCGGTAGGTGTTCTCGGCCATGCCGAGTTTCGAGAGTATTTCTTGAATTTTGGTGAGCGTGGCGGGGCGAAGTGGCATCGGCTTCGGAGGCTGATCTTGCGTCTGCACCTCTGCTTGCTCAGTCGCCTTGGCTTGCTCCTCGGACGCCGCGGGTTTCATTTCTGGTTGCTCTTGAGACGAATCCGCATCATCCTTCTTGCCGCCCTTGATCTTCTCCGCCAGTGTTTGGGATTTCGTCTGCAAAGACGGGAAACATTCTTCGATCGTCGTCTGCTTGTCTTTGATCGCCGTCCAGAACCCGAGCAGAAGCTGAATTTCGTCCAGCCCGATATCCTGCAAGCCTGGCTTGCCGAGGGCCGCGAGCAACCGATCTTGCTTGACCCCTTGTTTCTCCCAGAATGCGACCGCCTCCGAGCGGCGTGCTTCGAGCGACGTCGCGTCACCAAGAGCAACCTTTGCCGCCTGCGTGCGAATTTTCTCGACGAGTGACTTCGGGATGATTCGAAAGATCGCGTTGCGAAGGATAATCGAGATTGCCGCGTTTGCCGTGACGATGATCATGTCGTCATTGAACCGGCGATTTTGTTTGTCGGTGATACGACGAGTCGTTTCCTGACTGATGCGGTTGTTTGTTTCCATATCCCAAGCCGTGCCTGCGACTTTGACGAACTGATCGCCGATCTCGACGATGCGGCCTTCGACGTGAAGATTGCCCCACGCAAGAACGCAGATTTCAGCCAGGCGAACGCTCGGCCCGGTGATCGTTTTGCCGCCGCGCGGGACAGCGTAGGTGCAACTGGCGGCAACTTCCTTGTCCTCTGTGGCGTAGGTCAATGCTCGCTGCATGAACAACTTGATTGAGCGAGGCCGCTTGACTGCCGTGTCGAGTTGAGCCTCGGTGAAAGCTGCCTCGCGCGGGTCGACCTTGGCAGTCGATGCCTGATCGATGATTTGCTCAAGCAGCTCGCCATCTTCCGTGACATATTCGGATTGCTGGCCACGCGGTTGTTGAAGGGTCGTCGTCATCAAAGTTGCCTTTCTGGTTTTAACTGGGACATTACTTTTTCGATCGGAGCACGCGATATGAAGTCGGCTTGGCCACGTAGCCTTCGCGGTGCGTTTCGTAATATGTGACCAAGCCGCCCACGTAAGTCCCGAGTTCGGCGTCGCCAAGCGACGCGATGATTTCGGCCTTCAAGTCTTGCTCGCGTTTCTCCGCGTCCTTGCGAACATCGATTGCCTCAATCCATGCGCGAACGGTTTCGCCATCGATCTGAGTCTCTTTGGCTGGCACGCGGCGTAGGCGCTTCGCGACGTCGAGCGTCGGCTTGCTCCAATCGGGCGGAGTGTCGGTGACGATGCAGCGTTCCCAAAAATCAATGATCTTTTCCATGATGGCGTCGATAAGCACCTGGTCGCGTTCGACACGGTAGATAAGGAATCCCTTCGGCGGACAGAGGGCGGCAAGGTAGGCGTGATCGAGCGTCGGATCGCACGCCATTTGATGCTGAAGCTGGACGGTGAACCGCTCTGGAAACTCTTCATCCGTCCAGAAGTCGTGACGTAGCGGCGAAACGATGCCCGAGCTTTTTGCGTCCACGTTGACGCGAACGCCGTTGATACCGAGCACGGCATCCAGGTTGGCGGCGATGAACTTCACATGAGGGTGAGGAACGAAAACGCTTCGCTCAATCGACGAGGCGTTGAGCCGGTCGGCAGCCCAATCAATTACCACACGCTCAAGACGATCGCCCGCATCCGTAGCGTCGTTGCCGCCAAAGTTCTCAACGCGGCCAGTTTTTTCGCACCAAATGTCGTAGGACGTGCGGTACGGATCGATTTCGCAGACCGCTGCCGCGTCGGAAGCTCCAACGTACCCTTTGCGTTCAGTTATTTGTTGCTGGGTGAGCATCCGCTTTCCCCTTGTAAATAGCCAGCGCCACGCGCGCATTCGATTTCAACATGGATTCACAATCGCTCGCGATCACTTGCTCCAGGGACCGCACGAGAAACGACCTATGGCGTCGTCGGCGATTTTGATGATGGTCATCGATGAACCCTCGTGCCGCTTCCGCCACACTCGACGCACCGCCAGTTTTCATCACCGCCAACGCCAAGACACGCTGGGCAATCGTCTGCGAACCGTCGCAAAATCTCATCGCGGATCATCGAGGTAATTTTTTTCTGCTGGTTTCGGTTCACGACGATTGCCTGGCGAACCTCATTCTTCGAGGACATTTCCAAGTCGCTCAACAACTCAGACAGCGTTTTTGTCGAGAGGCTCATTTGAAAGTCCAATTGTTTCGATAACCAGGGAGGGCCCCGAATCACAATCGCTCGAACAAGCGCGGCCAGAACACCCAACAGCGCACACGCACATAATGTGTTGATGACTTCCATGCAAAGGCCCTCCATAGCCTCAACTCGATCAAACTGCGCGAGCTCTTTTTGGAACGCGCCACCTTTGTAGGTAGTGATTTGACTCCAAGAGCCGACGCAGACACTTCGGAGCACAACGCGCTCGGCAACGATTGCACAACGCGCTCGGCAACGATTGTCCGAAGCCTCAAACATCATCACCGCGGCCCACTTTCCTATTTGCTTCAATTCGGCGTTGGTGAGTGATTGCAATCCTTCCGGAACTTAATTTTCAACGCACAAGAGCATGTTGGTTATCTGCTCAAGCAAATCAGTTCTGGTAACTGGCATGGTCAACCTCCCCAACGAATCATCCGGCTCCATTTTCTCCGACGTCCTGCCAGTCGCTCCAATCGTCGTCCTTCATGACTTCTTCGCCTCCATCGATTCCAGCATCCGAGCCGCCGTTTCAGCAGCTTCCTCGGCGGCGCGAACCAGGCAACGTTTGATGACGTTCAAAATCACCGGGAAGTCAGCTTGCACAAGCTCCTCGATGTTCAACCTGATGATTCGCCACTTGCGGCTTTCCGCGTCGAAGCGAACAGTGAACGGCCTGTGCGTCCCTGATTTCTTCATGCCGTCGCCATTGTTTGAAAGCCCCATCCTGGGGCGGTCCACATTCCTTGCTGAAGCGCGGCCGCGTCAATGTGGCCTTCCCTGCTTAGCGCTTCCGTTGCGTGGTTCATGCCGGTTCCCAAGTAACCATTCGAGTTCCCTTGACGGTGCACTTGCGGATCGGGCCTTGCTTGACGCGGCCCTCGTTTTTCAAACCGGACAGCCGGCGCATCAACTCCGTGCTGTCGGAAAGCTGCACGGCCTCTTCCGCCGTCGTCAATTTCCAAAGCTCCTGGAAGGTCTTGCCAGGACATCGCTTGACGAGGGCGAAGGCGATGTCCGCATGAACGGACAGTTTGCCGGTTCGCTTGTGCCTTTCGCCAGCTTCGCGAGAAGTTTCGGGATCGGCAGGGCTGGACAGACGCTCGCCATAAGCGTTGATGCCGGAGCCGAACAGATTTTGTTGTTTAGCGGTCATGTTCTCACCAATCGGATGCCTGAGATTCGAACTCAGATTCCCCTCTGGACTGACGCGGTTTGCCACATTCTTCGAGAATTGGCCACCTTGAGGTCCAGAGGGTGCGTCCTTTCGCCTGCACCCGTCCTTGCATTTACGCAATCGTTGCAATTGGCATCCCCGCCGCTTTCATGTTCTCAATCCAGAGATCAACCCATTCGAGGGCGAGTTTGGAAAACTGACTAGTTTCCGGCGTGTCGCCTTTTTTGATTGCCAGAAAGAAGCGTTCGGCTGGTCGCTCTTGGTTTGGCCGGAGCGATTCGAATGCGTTGAAATCACAGCCGCGCACGTTCGCGAGCGTGCCTACCAGACAAGCGCATTCGCCTTCGTAAGTCGAGCCGTCAACCCGGCCCTCGGCCAGAGCGGAACGAAGGCCAGGAACTTCTTTCGGCGCCGAGCAAAGGACCGCCCAAAGGTCATCACGAATTGGAGTGAGGCGGGCACCGTCGAGGCTGGCACCGTCGAGGCTGGCACCGTCGAGGCTGGCACCGTCGAGGCGGGCACCGTCGAGGCGGGCACCGTCGAGGCGGGCACCGTCGAGGCGGGCACCGTTGAGGCGGGCACCGTTGAGGCGGGCACCGAAGAGGCTGGCACCGTTGAGGCGGGCACCGTCGAGGCGGGCACCGTCGAGGCGGGCACCGTCGAGGCGGGCACCGTCGAGGCTGGCATAATTCAGGCACGTTTCCGCTTTGACAGCCTGTTGAACGGCGTCAATCAGCGACTCGGCCTCGCAAGCGAAAAGCACCTTGCCATCCAGCCAGCTTTTGATTTCAAATTTTTGCATTTGGTCATCCTTTTTCTTGGGCAAGCGTCATGAGATTCCCGCGTGTCGTTCGGACACGTTATCAATTCGACCCTTTAGACTTCAAGTTGTCACTGTCACCAAAATGCGGTGACACCGGAAAAATGGCTACGAAGTCCACGTGTCACCAGCCGTTTGGTGACAACCTAAGCCCCCTTTTTCTTCCGGTATCCCCCCTTGTCGCTGACGATCTTGCCATCTTTCTTGAGTGACGACAGGGCAGTACGAACCTTCGAGTTCGACTTGATCCCGGCGGCGGTGGCAATGGCCTTGGCAACCGCTGCCGGCTTGTCATGGTCTGGAACATGAGGCAGTAACAGGGCTTTGAGCATTTCGTCGGGCTTTCTTGGCTTACCAACCTTGATCCGGCACTCATTTCCACCTTCGGATTCGATGGTTACGACTTTCGCGGAGTCGCCTGGCCACAGTCGATTCACGTACCAGCGAACAAATTCCTTCAATCTCTCAGTTCTCTCGTCCATCTACCGGCCATCCCTGGGCGAAAGTGGCCTTAGCTTTTGCGTCCCCAAATCACGTCAAGCATGTCCGGCAGCATGACGCAACCGAATATCGAGAACGCTGCAATCAGCACGGCATAGGCCGTCAGGGCAATCCGAATGCCGAGGAAGGCGCCGCGCTTCAGGTCCGTGATAAAGGCGTTCATGATCGATCATTTTCTTTCGTTGACTATTCATCTCTGGATGGCATCTTATTCGTGTGGACGACCACATGTCAACCACAAATATACGAAATATTCAAAAAAAATCCGATTGTGGAACCCAATAGCCGAATATAGAATGACTTGCGTGATACCACGCGGAGGAAACGATGTCTACAATTGCGGTCATGGGACGAAAACGCGAAACGAACCAGGCCAAAGCTGACCGCCACAAGCCCCGCAAGATGGTAGCCATCCGGAAGCAGTATCACCATTTGGCCGAGCAACTTGCCGTTCGCCTCGGCTGCAGCGACTTGACCGAGCTGGCGAATATTGCGTTGCGTGAGCTTTTGGAGAAGCACGAGCTTTGGCCGCCTCCAAAAGAGCAGCCATGAGCCGGTGTATTGTTGCCATTGCGATCGCCCTCTTCTTCATTTCTCACCTCGCCGCACAGCCGACTCCCGAAGCGGACAAGGCCATCAAAGACGCCATTGCCACGCTGAAAAAGAAACAGGCCACCACAAAGAACCAGAACGAGAAAGTCAAACTTGGCAAGGCTATCGCGGCCCTTGAGGCAACGCTGAACCCGCCGATCGTCGCGGACGCCAGCAAAGTTACACGGGCGAATTACGACAAGATCCTCGTCAACATGACATTGAACGACGTTCAGGATCTGCTCGGCCTTGGCAAAGAACTTCGCCGCGGAGGCGGTCGCATGTCGATGCGATGGACTGGGGAGAAGGTTGCTGGAAAACGAGCGATAGAAATCGAGATTGAATTTGATGCGCGAGCCGGTTTTGTGGAACAGGTCTTGAGCAAACGTATTGACGATTAGCATCGTTGCACCTTGAAGTCAAAAAGGCGCATCCTTGCGCCAGCGTCCCTACTGCGGTCCCTCTTGCGGCCATGCCAACGGCCCGCGTCCTTATTGCTGGCCTACTTCCTGATTCCGACTTCACGCAACACTCGATCAACTTCGGTGTCTCGTGCTCGCTTCTCTGATTTTGATTGAACGACCTGGCCTCTCGTGGCCTGGTGCTGTTCCACCTGGGCAAGCACATCCTCACGCGAGACGAATCTTTTCCATCCAACGCGCCAGCCGGCGATCTTGCCAATTTTGATCCATCGGCGAATGGTGCCGCTCGAGAGATTGATGAGGCGTCCAGCTTCCTTCAAGCCGATTGCATCGGCTGGCAAGTCCGTTTTGCTCATGCACTAGTTTTCGCAGATTTGCGAATTTGAGAAAGGCCCTTGGCGCCTGCCCTGCTCAGGACGCGTTTGCCCTGGAATGCCCTGATTCGGGCGTGGGCGGGAGTTCGTAGCCGTAGCCATCGTCGCCTTTTTTCAGCGTGCCGTTTGCGACCATCTCTGCCAGTACACCGCGGAGATTTCCGTCCGCTCGTTTCTTGCCGATCCGAATGGCAATCCAGTGAGCTTTGCGCGCTGGCTGATTGGCGAGCGCGGCCACGATTTTTTTCATTTGTGGCGTGAGGCGTATTGACGGAGATTCATCGGCAACTTTCGCGAGAAATTTCTCGAGTGCATCAGCGTTCGCCGTCCACGGCTCGCAACTGGCGATGGTGATTACCACCTGCATGCCGTGTTCTGGCGATTTAGCAGACGCGACGATTTCGCCAGGCTCGGTTGGCGCGAGAACACCAAGATCGATGAGTTTGGAAAGGATGGAGTGAGCACGAGAGGACGCAAAAGAATAAAGAGACATTGCGCACACCGTAACTGGACGCACACCCTGGATTCACTACAGGGTATGCGTTGAACTGGCCCCCGATGCTCATGCGTGGGTTAGCCTGTGGTTCTACTGGTGCGACGCCCTCAGCGTCAGCTGGAGATGTGCTCCGTGCTTAGGACGTAAAAGGGATTTTGCCACGGCTCGCATTTGAATGCAAACTCCGTTGCAAAAAATTACCCGATTTTTTTGGCCGTCTCGATCGCCAATTTCAATCGCTGTTTGTCGGTGTAAATCTTTGTCGTCTCGAGCGAGTGATGACCTAACACGGCCGCTGCCGCGGGCAATCCGCCAACTTCTTCCGCTCGATGGCCGGCGGAGTGCCTGAGCTGGTACAGACACCATGGCTTGACCTTCGCTGCCTTGATGGCGCGGCGAATGGCCTGGGCGTAGCCGTTCTCGAGATAGTATTGTGCACCGTTGCGGCGCTTCGCCGGCGGGAAGATATAGCCATCGGGTTCGGCAGCCATGAACCAGGGCGCCAAGGTCTGTTGCGCGATTGGGCCCAGAGCGATTACGAGCGTTTTTTTTCGCCATTTGTTTTTGTGCTTGCTTGGCCGATAGAGCCAGATCCCGTCCTCGCATTGTTCAATCTCGCATCGACGCATTCGGCAAACATTATCTGGCCTCATGCCCGCGTGGTATTGCACGGTGAGCATCGCTCGGACGACCGGCGCCATGAACTTCAAACACGGTTTGACTTGAGCTTCCCAATCAGCCGGCTCGCGATCGGGATGATCGAATATCCGCGGATCGTTGATTTCGAGCGGCTTCACCGTTCGAAGATGCTCAGCGATTCCCATCGGCAAGATTTCCGTGGACTCGCCCCAACTGAACACAATGATGATTCGTTGCACGGCTTTGTTGATCGTGTTGCGGCACCATGGTCCGCACTTCTCTTTTTCTTCGTCCGTCATCCAGCGTTGGTCAATCATCGCGTCCCGGGTTGCGCGCAGGCGATTGGCCCGATACTCGCCGGCTTGGGTCGGCCCGAACAGACGAGAAAGCGGCACGCATGCGCGAGCGACGCGTTGCACCTGGGGATGATCGAGTCCGCGAGGATCTGCTTTGAGGCAGCCGGCAATTAGTTCGTCAACGGTCATGCCCAGCGAAGACGGCAGCGAGGGCATGGCGAATCCGAGGGCATGCTCGGCGCGAAGTCGCTCGTATTCCTTATAGCTTTCAGGGCTGCCATACTTGCCAAGGTAGTGAGACTTTCCGTTGATCTTCACCCGAGCGCCGCCGCCGTGTATAAGCGGTTTGGCAGGATAAATAGGGAATGGCTTTGGTCGAGACATGCGCGACTCCTTTCGCGTGATTGTCGGCGTGTCTTGCGCCGGAACAATGCCCTGAAAGTCCTGCGGGAGCGCGGCGCTCCCAGAGGACATACAGAAGTACTGTAAAAACGTGGGTTTTCTGCGTTAGAAGTGTGATCCGGAGGCCGACGCTCTATCCAATTGAGCTACGGGGACACACGCGTAAAACCCGCGTTTCAGATGAATCTTATCGACTTGCAACTTTTACAACAACGCCAACTTGGGAATCAGTCGGGAACCAGTGGAGCGCCGAATGCGCGATGGTGTGCGCAATAATGGGACGTGATTTTCACACCATCACCTTCCTACCCCTCGTGCTGCCCTTCCGCCGATACCTCCCGCGCCGCACAACGAGACACGTCTTGCATCGCGACTTCGATTTGCGATGCCGTTTGCGCCGGCCGCAATCGACGCACAAGCCCGCGAGCATCTTCTTGACTTGCCAGATTCCTTGGCGTGATTTCATGGCGAGAAATTCCGGGCGCACACCGGCGTTAGATGCGTGCCTGATGAATCAGGAGGTTGCCGTGCAGCAACGAGCTGCGGCGCCCGGCTTCCCGCGGGAAGTTCAATTGTCACCACTTCGCCCACCAATACCGCCGCTCGACGACTTGCTTGACCGCCGCAATCACCGCCTCGCGAAACGTATCGAGTTTGTCATGGTCGCATGCGACGATGAGGATTGGCGTCCAGTCCTCCGGCGGCAAATGGCGAATATCCACGCCGTATTCGTTCAAGACAACGCGGTAGGCACGACGGACATAGCTTGGCGTGTACTTGTTGAAGGTGAGTTTCGGGAGTTGTTTGACTTCGGTCATGGCGTCCTCTGCACAAGTGAAAGGAAGCCAGCCCGTCAGTGCCGTTTGGAGTGGTCAAGCGGGCTGGCTTCCGACGCGACGAATCGCGAGATTGTGGATCACCTTGCCCTTTCTTTGTTAGAGAACAGCGAACCCGCCTCGACACTGCGGGTATCGCCGCTATGACGGTCCAACATTCAGCCACGGACGACGCCGACCGGCCATCGCATAAATGCCGCCTCTCCTACGGCACCCAACGCTCCGAATCGGCGTCGCCTGGGGCTCATTCATCATCGCCGTCGAACAAATCCAAAATAGCCTTGATGAGTGGCACGAGGATTTGAATCAACGCCGCGAATTCCTTCGGTAGGAACGCCGTCCAATCAATATCGCCGATGCTGGTGAACTTCCCATCCGCGATCAGCTTTTGCGCCGCCGCGTTCTCGACGTTGCCAAGGATCCGCTTGCGTCGCGGCCGGCTTCGTGGCAGCGCCAAGATGCGGCGCAACTTGCGGTCTTGCGCGGTCAGTTTCGGTTTGTTCTCAAGGAAATTCGACAATTTCACTTCAAAAGCTCGGCTCAAGAGGCACCTCCAGTTGTTCAAGGACGGCACGATATGCCGCGAGATAGTGGTCTTCGATGATGTCGAGGTCCTGAAATCTCCGGCCGATCTGTGTTAGCGGCCGCGGATGAAACCAGCCAAACGGCACACGCGGAACGGGATCGTCGGCGTTGCAATAGTCGGCGCCGGGAATGTTCTTCAGGAAAGCCGCCAGGCCGCTGCCGGCGAGAAAGCACGATCTTGGCGAGCCGAACGTCGTGAGCTTCGTCACCTGTCGCCCGCCGGCGGAGAACATGCCCGCGAGGATATGGGCCTCGGCGCCACCTTTGGAATGGCCAGTGATGACAATGGGCCCTTCGCTCGGGATCTTTGCCCAAACCGATTTGACGGCCGTAAGAAATCCGGCGTGGATCGAACCAAGATGTTCGTGCGTGAATGGAATCTTGACGAAATCTTGCAACCAGTCACGCGGCGAATTGGTGCCACGGAAGGAAATGACCTTTGCACCCTTGTAGTCGGTGAGAAGGACGTGGATGCTGCCCGTGTCGATCGTGCAGGGGCCGTAGGCTTGGGCGGCCAGGTCGCAAAGTTCGATGTCGGAGATCATGTCTTACTGCTTTCGCTTCTGGTGCTGGTATCGCCTCCAACGTTTCCGCTCGCGACGTTCGAACGCCGCTTTCAATCGGTCCATGTATGGGTAGTCACCCTTGCGGAAACGATAGCGCGCGTGAAATCGCCGTTTGTATTTTTCGTCAGCGTTCATACCTTCTGCAGTTCCACCGTCGTCGGCTTGTACCCCGCCGCCTCGATCTTCACCGCCAACGTGCCCACCGGCGGCGCCGGGGTTGGCGGCGGAGGCACCGGTGTCTGCGCCGCGCCGTACAATTGACGGATTCTCGGAATGTCGTCGTTGGCTTGCGGGCTGATGATGATTGCCGAATAAAACGGGGCCATCAACGCCGACGACGTTCGCGAGTGGTCAAGCCCCAAGAGATGGCCGAACTCGTGACAGGCGACGTTGCGAAACAGGATTCCGCCTTGCGGGTTTCCAGCCACCCAACGCTCATCAATGTCGAACCTCATGAGCAATTGCTGGTCTGAGCCGTTTGGCAAGAATGCCCACGCCAACGTCCCACCGCCTCCGTCCATGCCTTGCGAGGGCCCGCGCCCAGTCGAAATCACAATGTCAGCCCCTTGCTGGCTCATGACTGGTGTCAACACCACGTCAGCCGCGGCCTGCCAGTCATTCCACGCGAGGCGAATCAAGTCGTCCTGGTCCGATTGGCTGATCCCTCTGACATAAGCCGCGACGAAATACGTGAGCCGATTCTTGCGCCAGCGAGCTTCCTCGATCGACACGAGAGAACGCTGCGCATCGGTACAGCCGCACCGTGGCTCGGTCATCTTGGCGAGAGTTTGCACGTCGATTTCGCCGTTCGCGTTGACGCCGGCGATCGACTGGAACAACGCCAGTGCTCGCTTGATGTGCTCGATGCGTTCGTGGATGGTGATGCCGACGGCGAGAAATCGCGGATCGATGTAGCCGTAGTGCGTGAGGTATTCCGCCACGCGCTTGACTTCGGGGAGATGGCGGCCGAATGCGCCGGCCAGTGCGATGAGGGTCGAGAGGTCGAACATTGCAATTCTCGCATTGGGTGTCTATAATTCCAATGCTGAAGTGCTCAGTGGTTTTTCTTCGATATGGCCTGACAGGTCACAACTGTCAGGCTTTTTTCATCTCACTACCGTCCGCGTCCGCACAACCGACCTTTGCACTTGCTGGACCTGTTGCACCTGGACGCGCTGCACAACCTGCCGTTGCACTACGACATTTTGCACAACCGGAACATGAACCGCCTGCACATGTTGGACAACTACTGGTTGAGCATACACTGGCTGCACAACTTGCTGGACAATCTGTTGCTGCACGATCGGCTGCACGGCGACGGCTTGCAACTGCACCACGGGCGCGGCGGCAACGACGAGACGTTGACGCACGACCGAGAACACGGCGGCGTTGTTGCACGAGTAGCATTGAGCGAACGACGGGGTCGCGAGAGTCGCGAGGCCAATCAGGGCAAGAGCGGCAATTCGAATCATGGGAAACTCCATTGGGTAAAAGGCGAAACAAGAATTTGAGTCTTTGAGTCAAAGACTCATAATGTCATTTCAGTGTGTCCAGCCAAGCCATGACCAAACCCACGTCGGCATCCGCGAGCCCCTTGGTCCCCTTGGGCATGCGATTTGAGAACACCTCGCGTGCGATGTTCAATTTGTCCCTGTCTGTAAACTTCTCAGCGAGCTTGTCACCGTCGAACAGTACAAACCCATTGCCTTTCTGAAACGCCTTGTCGCTGTTGTGGCAACTCGCGCAGTTCTTGCGAAGGATACCGACGCCTGGATGCTCCTCGACGGCAAGCTTCTTTGGCGGCGCTTGCAATTTCTCCGGCTGTTGCAATTGCAGCTTGAGCATTTCGAAATCGTTGCGGAGTTTTTGCAGCTCGATTTCCGCGCGAAGGCGTTGCAGTTCACCTTGCGTGTTGTCAGCGTAAGCGACTGAATAAGCTGGAATCGCAACCGGCACGAATACCGCCTGCACAATTGGAGCGACGTAATCGTAGTGCTGCACGGCGGCGGCTTGATGGACGACACGTTGACGGACGACGCAGCCGCTGCCGTCGGCGACTGGCGCGATGGTGATGAGGGCGAGCAAGGAAAGGCAGACAAGAAAACGCATGATGAACTCCTATTGTTGGTGTCCTTTGAGGATCAACTGAGCCGCGCCGTAAGAATCTTCCCACACTCGCACCGGCACCCGATTTAATCGCGGATTCTGAAGTAGCATCGACGACAAGACGGTATCGCCGCTCCCACTCCGCACGCTCGCGTCCAGTGCCTTCCACCATCGTTCCACCGAAACGCCAAGGTCCGCTGCGGCCTCGGCAAGCCCGATCTTGGCATCCTCGTATCGCTCCCACTCGGCTGCGTAAGCGGCGGCGAATTCCTTTGGCTCCCAGCCGCCCGTAATCTCGCGAACGGCATTCGCGAACACGGCGCGGTCTTTCTCGATGAACGGCTCGAGTTTTCTCGCGTACTGCCGGCGCAACTCACGCACGCGGTCAAAATCCGGCGAACGCAATTGCAACGGCGGTGTCAACAGGTTCCGCACCCAGCCGTCGAGGTCCTGCAAACCTCCATTCGCATGACACCGAATGCACGAGACATTGACATGCACGCGGCGATCGTTGCTCTTGCTCATGCCGTCGCTGGCGATATTGTCTGGTGCGCTCGCCTGCACTTTGCCTTGGCGGTCGAACAAACCAGTTGCCCACAGTCCATTGGGCAGGTGTCCGAATTGCTCGCTCGCGTCGTATTCCTTGTCGATTTCCCGACCGAGCACACGCAACGGATTCTTGTTGCCCTTCACCTGGCCAATGTCAAGCGTCTTCCAGAGTGAGCCTGTCACGGTGCCAAGCCGCACGATTGCTCGAGGATGGAGCGTCACACCACTATCGGCAACTGCCTCGCGGAGCTCGGCCCCGAGATCCTCGGCACGCTTGACGTCGGCGCCGATCGCCTTCTGGAACGTCGCCTCATCCTTGACACCGAGAAAATCGTAATAGTTCGGCGATCGATCCGCGGCAGCGGCCGTCTGATTGAACCACCAGGCCGCATGAACGACTGGCGCCTTGCTCCCCGTCCATTGCACGACTTCGGCAAGCCGCTTTTGTGCCGCGGCCGTGTCGCTCAGCCACGGGGCCAGGGCTTGGCTCCGAACGGTTTTCTTGTACCTGAACGCACCTTGCGGATAGTAACGTCCATCATCGCGCCACGTTCCACCTTCCCACGGCGTTTCTACTGTCGTCTCGACCATCGCCGTGAAATACGGGTCGAGCAATTTTTCCCACGTTGCCTTGTCCCATCGGTAATCGCGAAGGTCGATCCTCACGAGCGAGCCTTGCGTGCCTGGGACGATCGCGACAGGCGTCAGGTCAGGCTCGCGGCTCAGGGCGTTGCAATGGGCGTTGAGAACACGGATGAAACGCTCGCGTTCTTTCGCCGGCGTCGCGTACAAGCTCAGGTATCGCAGCCTGGTCTTGTCGCCGGCGATCTTCGCCAGGTCTGCATGCGCGGCTGCAATCGCATCGGACGGGGACAACGAGCCCTGTCCCTGACCTATGGCGAGCAATACGAATGTGGAGAGGGAAACCAAATAAGCCTCCGTTGCTTACACGCCGTCAAAATGCTTCGCATATCGCGGCCAATAAACCGCGTCCCAAATCGTCTCGCCAGTTCGCAACAGAACTTCCGCCAAGAGCAAGGGACAGGCGAGAGCGATGTCGAGCGTCTTGTTCACGGATGAGGTCAACCCTTACTTTGGTTTTCCGATTTCCCCGATTCACGATTGGCAAACGGCAATTTACAATTCCCACCAAAAGGAGGTTGCCATGCAACAGCACATCCAGCAATCAGTCCCCGCTACTTGGTGGACCTGGGAGCGCGTCCTTGCTATCGTCGTTTTCTTTCTGTTCGCCTTTGTCGTCTCGAACTACTAATTGCTCCGGCCAACCTATCGCCCTCTTTCCTGCTCGAATCAGCATCTTTCCCAACGCCGCTGCGCCCTCTTGCTCCGTCGCGTGAACCACCGTCTTGCACGCCAAGAACCCAATGAGTCCGATTGCAAAAGCTGTCGCGTGAATCTCATGCTTGTCCGTCCAGTCCCGCCAGGCACAAACGAACGGCGTGAGCCAGAAGGACGCCATCGAGCCGATGCTCAACGTTCCGGCGCTGCGCCAGAACGACTTCCGATCCGGGCGGATGAAGGCGAACACGAACGCGCCGGCGGCGCCAGCCAGGAACATTGTTAGCTCTTGCGGTAATCCGTCCATGAGGGCTTGTTACCGTAGTATGTCGTTGATGAGTGCTGCAAGTGCAGCCGACGCCGTGAGCAACGCGGCGATGCGTTGCCAGCACCAAAAGCAAACTTCTTCGCGGCCCCTTTCCATCGTTGGCTTGCTCCTCTTGAGTTTTTCCCCGGTTTAGTAAGTGCCCTCGTCTCTGGTCAACAGTTCGTAAACCATGTCCTCAGTCGCGTAGGATTTCGTTCGTGCTGGCGTCTTCAACATTCTTGACAACTTCAAACTGAACGGGCTCGCCCCAAAGTTTGTTGCCGCTCAAGTCAGTGCAATAAAACTGGTACATCCAAGTTCCAATAGCCGTGAACGTGTGGGACGACACTTTAACGGTGCCGTCTGCCGCAACAACAATCGAACCTGTTAGCACGTCGGCTACGGAGTAAGAAGTGCCGCCGAGTTTTAGTTCACACTTAACCTCGTTGACTGAGAAATCAGTTAGCAAATTGATCGGCAAATTGGTCACCGCATCGCGAAACGCGTAAGGACCGATCGTCACCGGCATGTTTACGCGAACAGGATAATCAAATTTCACTGTCATACGCCGACCTCGATTGAGCGAACTGTGTCGCCCGCCGATATGAGCGATGGGACGGTGTTCCCGTTGGCAGAAATCCCCATGGTAGTAAAGCCGACAGCACTAATAAGGAACCGCGGCGTGCCAGCGACAGCCAAGATCGGGTCCACGCCGGTCAGTGAGTAGGTCCCAGCTTCTGTAGTCAGAATGTAAATTCGAGAGAAGGTCAAATCGTTTCCGGTCTGGCTGTAGACGCCAGCGTCGATCGACATCGACTTGCCGCGAGACATCGAAGGATCAATGCCAGTGAGCGCGTACGTCCCAATGTCCGGTGAAACTACTTGGCCGCGCAGTAACATCGGATCAACACCTGACAGAGCATAGTTGCCAGCGTCTGTCGCCATTACGGCCGCTCGCTGTAAAGCTGGATCGATCCCGGACAATGTGTAGGCGCCGACATCCACTGCAAGAACACAACCACGCGACAGCGCTGGATCAACTCCAACCATGGTGTAATTGCCAATGTCGGTAGCTACGGCTCGGTTGAATTCGAGGGAAGGATTGGCACCGGTGAGCGTGTAACTGCCGACGTTGCAATTCAAGACGAACGCACCAGTTGGCGTGTAAATTAATTCAGGCTCAACGCCGATGACTGAGTAAGAGCCAACATCCACGGCAACGACATGTGCTTGAAGTAAGGCAGGATCGACGCCAGTGAGTGAATAAGCTCCCACATCTGGAATGATGGTATGGCCGAACAACAACGATGGATCAATGCCAGTCACCGCATAAGAACCAACGTCTGGTGAAACTACGTGCCCATGCAAGAGTGCGGGATCAACTCCCGATAGCGTGTATGAACCAACGTCGGGAGAGACTTTCCTGCCGAACGCAAGCGAAGGCTCAACGCCAGACAGCGCATAAACGCCGGCGTCTATGTCCATCGTGATGCCGCCGGTGTCGTGAATGAAATCGCCGTAGATGCGACCTGGCACCGCCATCGGCATCATGTCGGTGATAGGTCCAGGTGCAGGTCGAGGCGTGCCTCCCTCGCTCATGTCCACGTCGATGCCGGTGAGCGTGTAACTTCCAACGGCGAGGACAATTTGTAGTGCTTTCAAAAACGTAGGTTCGACACCAGTTAGAGAGTAACTTCCTACATCTGGATCGGTTTTGTAGCCGTGAACGAAGGTAGGATCGACGCCGATTAACGTGTAGCTCCCAACATCCGAATCAGTTCTGTGACCAAATTGCAAGGATGGTTGAACGCCACTGACAGCGTAACTTCCGACATCGATGTCGAGACGATAATCCTGGAAAATGTCTGTAGAGAATTCAATCCACGGATTATTCGCGGCGGTAACGGTCTCGTTCTCAGCGATGTCCGTACCACTGTTGCTTCCCATCGAAAGCGAACCTGTTACGGACGAGCCGCCCGCACCGCTGACCTGGCCGCCCAACTCGACTACAAGGTAATCTCCGGCAACCGTGGTGTAAGTTGATCCGTGGCTGGCCATCGTGTCGCCGTCGCCAAAGGTCTTGCTCGTCAGCGTGCCATTTACCCATTCCGTAGTGTTCGGTCCATAGTGCCCAAGCGACTTGAGCGTTGCTTGAAGCGTGGTGCCGTTGTAAATCTTGATCGCAATAGGCTGCCGGTTGAGGTTGTCGTTCGTCGCGCTCTCCATGCAACGTATGTAACACTTGAAAGTCGCCGTGGTCAGGAACTGCGTGCCGACTTTGATGAAAGGTCCGCTAAACTGCACTGCAAGCGCCGTCGCGTCAGCGGCCGGGTTCGTGTTTCCGAAAATGGTCAGACTCGACATGGCCGTGCCGTCTTTGGTCGTGCGCATAATGCGACGCACGCCGTCCGAGTTCCGCGTCCAACCACCGTCGAACGACGGCGAGTTGGGCGGAGCGGTTGTGGACGACGTAAAGTAGTAGCGCGTGACCATCACTCTTTCTTGCCGCCGACGGTTAAATTCTGACCGAGGACTCCAAGTCGACCAGGCTCGCAGGCCATGACAAAGTGCCGCTTGCCTTCGCTGTCCACTTCATACGGCGGCGCCGTTTCAAACTTGCCGCTCGCGATGATTTGAGACACAAACGAACGCCCTTCGCGCGGCTTCCCCGTTTCTGTCCAGATCACTACGCCCGTATCAACGTCGATCCATTCAACCTTGACGCGACCAGGCTCCGGGATCGATATGCGAGGGCGCAGCGTTCCTTGATACTGCTTGGCGATGTCAGCCATGCTTCACGCAGTCCTTTCATTTGGGAGCGATCTTGGCAATCTGCCGGTTGATTTCTGTTAGGCGCGGCCGCTCGATGGCGGTAATTTCCGTGTCGAGTGCGCGCATCTTGTCGAGGTCGGGTGCGATCTTCTCGGCCAACTTCTTGCGCTCCTCGCGAAGCGGCGCCGCCTTCGATTCGATCTCGACTTTCTCGGCTAGAAGGTTCGCGAGGAGTTTGTCGAGCTCCGGCGTCTTGGATGCCTTAGGTTTCGAATGCAATTTGCTGGCGTCCAGCGTGCCAACATCGTCGGCGGTGATGGTCTGTTTTTCGGACATAGCCGTAATCCTCGGTGATGTTTGGGTGCCATCCAACACGCTCGCGTTGTTTACGCCAGCGTGAACAAATCAGTTGCGAAATTCAAAGTGAACGTCTCACCGTTGGCGAGCGTTACGTCCGAACCATAATCGAAATAACAAATGAGCGGATCGGCCGGCGAGGTTGGATCATCGTTGTAAATCGCGACGTGCCGAAACGTCGCAACGGCACCCGAAGCGGTCAATATGAGGTCATCCACGGTGAGATGCACCGTTCCTGTCGTGTGCTCAGCCGTTACGCCGGTGATGACACGAGAAGAGAGGTTCGTGTAGCTGATCTGCGTCAAGTTGCCGAGGATCGAGTTCGTAGCCACCGGCGCGTTGGCATTCGTCGTGAGCGCCACCGTGAGCGTACACGTCGAGTCCGAGGTAAAATTGTGGACGCCCTTGCACAGGTCCTCAACGAACTGTTGGAATTTCGAATAAGTAACTCCAAGAATCAGCAAGGGGATAACAAATCCTAGCAACGAAAAAAACTCAAACATGGTTCGCTCCTTGAATAAGACTCTGCTCGCGCTTTCGCTTAAGTGCGGCTTTAATGGACTCGGAAAGTCGTTGTCTATGCAAAAGAGAATGTGGGCCCCGTTTTTTACCTTGCTTTGCGAGAGACAAAGCACGTCGGTGAGCATCAGATTTTGGGATTCCCTTTAGTGGACTTGATTTCCCAGATTTCTTGTATTTCATCCCAACGCGCAACTTGTTGCTTTCTGATACCCTCATTTTGCCGTGCGCGGAGAGTGGTTTTCCGGTCATTCTCTTTGAAACGCTTTCGGCGAATTTTCGTCGTTGCCATCCATAAATTTTGTTGTTGTGTCTTTCCCCTTGATTCTTGTTTCCTCCAGTCATCATGAATGACGCCCAGAGCAAGCCTTCGCTGTGCGGATAAATCTTAACCAACAGCAAATGAGCCACGTAATGCTCCTCTGCTGTCAATCGAACGATATTGGAATCGTCATCAGATCCACCGAGACATTTTGGCTGTACGTGATGTCGCTCAGAATATCCATGAAGGATTCTTGACTTTGCTCTCGCCATCAAACGGTCATAATGCGATTGATAGTTCATGTAATTTTGTGTTAAACAATGACTGCCACATCTCCGCTTGCCGGAGCCTGACTTAATGCATCGGTTAATGTTAATTCCCCGCTCCCATCGGTGCTCTCGATTCTAGCGCCCTGACCACGAAGTTCCGCTGAGGTTGTATCGCTCAAGAACAGGAGCACACGCCCGGCGAACTGGTTAACGTCAGCTTCCGACGGGTCAATTGAACTAGTGTTGATGACCGTCGTTGTGCTGCCGCTCGTTACGGTCACAAGACATATCGTCTTGCCGGAAGCGTTCAACCTCTGCGCCGCCGAACTGTACATGTCCAGGTTGACCAGCTTGAACTTCTTCGGGGTCGCTGCCGCCAGACCGGACGTGATACAGACGTAGACAACGACTTCCCACGCACCCGTCGCGAAGCAAGCGTCCGCGATGTCCAGACGGTATAGTCCAGGCGCTAAGGTACTGCTGACCTCCTTCAAACCCCACGCATTGAAGCTCGATGTCAGCGCCGCCAGATCGTTGAGGCTGCTCGTTACGTCCGTCACAACAGCATCGTTGTCCGTCTCCATCCGGGTGTACGATGCTGTAAGATTTGCCGCCACCAGGCCCGTTTTACCGGCACCGACCGTAGAGGCCGGATCGGGGATGAAGATGAGGACGGATTTACTGGTGAAGCCGATCAGGATTTCCTCCACTATTCGGCCCCCCCTTCGCGTTCCTTGCCAAGATATCCAATCGCCTTTGAGATTAACGCTGGATCATCGTTAAGAAAGCCGATAGCACTGTTGCACTTGTAGCACAAAAGACCTCTTACAGTTCCTGTGCAATGATCGTGGTCCACAACGAGAGAATTTCTGTAACGACCGCTGCTCACGCCATTACAAATCGCGCATACGCCGCCTTGAGACTGCAAAATCGCCTGATACTGTTCTTCCGTTAGTCCATAAAGGTACTTGCGTTTTTTTGCCTTTTCCTTCTCCAAATCCAGCTTGCGATATTCCCTCCCTTGCTCACGACATCTTGCGCGTTGGTTTTCTATGTTGGCTGCGTACCATTCGCGTTGCCTTCGCCGTCGTTTCTCCAAGTAAATCTTCCGATCCGCCTCAGTCAACGACGCCACCCTGTCACGTTCCCTTGCGTTTTTTCGCTGGCTTTTTGTTAGGATTTCTTCCATCAGACCAGCCCCCCGTTTAGGTTGACGGGGCGCAGTAGAGCGCCGCCTGAGTCTTCGTGTTGCACAGCGCCAATGTCGGGGTAGCCGACCGTGCCACCGTCGTAGGTTGCATCGGTCAACGTGAATGCACCTCGCCCCGCGTTCTTAGCCGCTGCGAGCGTAATTCGGAAATCGCCCTCGTCTGGATTTGCCCACGGCGTCACGTCGGAAGCGTAGGTGACAGTTGCAATCTCTTCAACGACAGAAGTTACTGGAATATTTGTTGTTCCAGATGTGTTTGCTTGTGTCCCAGAACCGAATCCACAATTGCTCAGAAAAACAATGGCGTTGGCACTGTTAACTTGTAACCCATATCCACCATTCTTTACAAAGTTGCAGTTTTCTAGCAGCACGAAATTTTGAACTGAACCATCCACACCGTGAGAAACGTTGTCGTAAAAATCGCATGCTCGCAAAGAAAACAAACCGCTATTATCGCTATAGCCAATACCACTACCGCCATTTTTGAACGAAGCGCAACTTTCTAAGACTGCCTTGGTTGCGAAGCCCGCCGAAGAAAAACCATGACTCCCGTTATCGTGCGATATGCACCTTCGACAGTAAACGGCACTTCGTAATTCAAAACCGATGCCAACGTTGTCGTATGCTTCACACTCTATAAAGTTTCCCCCTGCATGAGCAAAAACACCGCTCCCCTTCATTCCTTTGAACACGCACCTTGTAAATGTGGTAATGCTAGAATTTCCTCCATCCCCATTTCGCACTCCTGACTCTGTTCCAGTCGCCCCATTATTCTGAAAAACCAAGTCAAGGAAACTGATACTAAGGCAGTTAACAATTTGCAAAAGGATATAGCTACTTCCAGAAGTGCCACCGTCTATAGTGGCTTTCCCTAAGTCTCCATAGCTCGATGAAAAACCTTGGAAGACAGTAACGCCATTGTAATCGTTTGGAATTTGCATCGCCGCTGTCACATCGTAATTAGCATCGTTCCTAAAATTAACTCGCGTTCGATGGTCGCTTGAATTACGGAGCGTGCTTTGCACGAAATCGAACGGAAAGTCTTCACTACCATTCGGTCCCTTCCAAGCTCCGCCTATCTTGAGCGTCCGATTTCCAGTCCCGTCCGTTGGTGCAGATCCAGCCTTAGCAGACAGGCTGACAGTGATCGTTGTCGCATCGCGTGCCGTCACACGACCAACAAACCCAGTGACCGTCGAGCCGTCCGCGTACACGCTTGCGAAGTCGCCTACCGCAACGCCATCGCTAGAAGGGTTGCCTGATGCGACCGTGAACACGCCGGTCGATTGCACCCAATTGCCGCTGGCATACGTGAAATCCGCCGACGTGCCAGGAACGGTGGAATTGCCCGTCCGCGTTCCCGCGTTCAGGTTGCTTCCTCCGGATCGGCAGCAGAATTCCGTGAATGCCACGTTTTAGACTCCAGGTGCCCGAACGCAGGCGTCCATCAGCGAAGGCCATTGTGTCGCCAGATCGTTCACTGCCGCGATGCGTTCGGCGTCGTTGGCGAAGTCATTCTCCACGACCTTGATGAACTGCGAAATCCAGGTGTTGAAAGCGAGAACGTGGTCCGGTGTCAAAAGCGTCGGCGGCCCGTCCGTCCGGTTATCTGTCCACGTCGCATTTTCCGGAGGATCACAGGCATCGTAAACATCATCAATGGCCTGCTTGTTGTCCAAGGACAGAAGGTACAACGCCCTCGCTTTCTCCGCAAAGGGACGGACGCGGTCGTTGACGTAGACCTGAACTTGTTGATCGGTTGCTTGTGGCATATCGCCTCCAGTGAAACAAAAAAGGCGGCGCGTTTCCGCGTCGCCTCACTGAAGGCCACGAAGGTCAGTGCCTCCCCCAACAATCCATGTTGAGTTTGGCCCTCCCCGAAACGGCGCGAAATTTCGCACCGCCTTTTCGATTTATCGCAGGTATTTTACCGCCTGCGATTTGTTTAGTCAAACATCACGCCATCTGCTTCGTCGCTTGCATAACGGCGCGAAGCGCGGCCAACTGCACCGCAATGCTCGCAAAGTTATCGTTTATGTTTCCGTCATCGCCCGTGCCGCTCACGGCGTTGAGCGTGCCGCCTGGTGTGCCGCCGGTTGAGTCACCCAAGGCGCCATAATCAGCTTCTTGCACGACCGTCAGCGGGTCGCCTGTGGCCGCTTGAATGACCATGCCCGGGCCGGTTGCCGACAAGTCGCTGCCAGTTCCCCCTTCAGCAACTCCAGGTCCAGTCGTCGCACGATCCGCGAGCTCGTCAAGCGCCTCTTGAATTGTTTCTGGCGTGGAATCCCAATCTCCAGCGTCGCCAGGCACGTAAGCCAATGCCGCGCATCCTTCAAGATATTGCACGCGGTAGGCGATGCTTCCAACAGCCATCTCGTCGCCGATGTCCGCGCCTTTCTGGATGCCCTTTAGTTGGAGAACAAAATCCGTCCCGTTCGTCACGGAATCCACAACGCCGGATAGATACGCATCATCGCCATGCTCAGTTGTTGTTCCCAAGATGATGACCGTATCGCCCGCAGTTAGACCTGAAGTGTTTCCAATTTCCACTGTCACAGTGCCGTCCAAGGCCGGAATCGTGAAAGCGGCAGTCACCGAGCCGTCAACGATTGTAGGTGTAACCGAAGTTGTGATGGCTGCTATTGTAACTGGGTTGATTTCGCGGAAGACGAAAACGGTGTCCGCTGTGCTCGCGACTTCATCGAGTGGCTTCATCAAACTAAAGTAGCCGCCGCCGCCGAAACGAGGGTCTACGGTATGCTCCACAGAATAGCACGCCAACGGCAACTCCGTTATGCCGTGGATGATGCCCGTCTTCCACTCAGTGTCGGATTGTGTATGCGAGATTTGCCAACCAGCGGCTGCGGCCGGCGTCCCGATTTCGGAACGCTTTTGACCCTTGCCCGTTTGAACGGAATTGACATTGAGGATACCAGGCGTCGAGGTTGACCAATCGGAGACGCTGCCGCCCGAAGTTTTCGTGACGATGTAAATGCCGCCGAGCGGATTCAGCAAGACGTGAACTCGCTCGCCACTGGCAATGGTGCTGGTCGAGGCATTGTAAATGGTTTCTTCACGATGTTCATCCTCGTTGAGGTCATAGTCCTCATCTGGATTCAACATCGCCTTCGAAATATACGCCGTGCCGCGGCCGAGTGTGAAAACGATCAAATTGACATCCGCATTGTCGGAATGCGCCGCCGGGGATGTACCGTTGTAGCCCCGTTCAATTTGGATCGTGGAAATGCCTGGTGCCGCGAGCACAAGAATGTCTTCGCTGTCGATGCGAACAACAAACACGCGGTCCGGAAAATCGGCAATTGAATCGACCGTTATCGTTGTTTGTGAATCGCTGATGGCACCGTTGAGCTGCGTGATCGCCGTCGTCACTGTCGCCGCCGCACTGATCGTGCTCGTGGTGAGAGCGAGATATGTTTCAATGACGGCTGCGCCGCTGATTGCGCGTGCACCATCTGCAGGCTTCAGTCGTGATCCGCCTTCGAATTCTTCCAGCATCCGGCGCAAACGGTCAATCTGTTCGCCGGTCAATCCATAAAGATCGTCCATCAGTTCTCATATACCTTTGTGTGAACTTTCGGCGTCCCCGCCGCGGCGATGGCTCGAATCACAACACCAGGGTAAACGCGTTCCACCGCGAACTTGCCAGCATTGACCTTTCCCCATGGCATCATCACGCCGCCGATCTCTGGTCCGTAGATCACGTGATTGGCGGATGTGGTATCCAAGTTCTGAATGAACATGAGACCTGCCGTCGAGATGTTGCCCTGTGAAATCACGGTGCCCGCGGCGCTTTGTTTGAAGTTGATCGCGTCGGTGCCGACGACAGGCGCCGTCGTGTTCGTGACGCTGTAATGTCTCCCCGCATTGACGGTGCCGCCTTCGATGTAGACGCTGGCGCCTACGTATTCGCCTGTTACATCCATTGCCGTTACGCGCGTGAGAACGAACGGATTTGAGCCGTCGCCAACTGTGGTCAACTCGTACAGACCGTTTTGCAATCCCGATGCCTGGTCCTTGACCAACAACTTTTGCATGGCGACGAGCGTGATGCCGTCCTGAGCCGCGAGCGCGCCATTCGAATTGCCAGTCAACGTGGCGCCAACTCCAGATGATCCGTTGGCGTACGTACATGCGGGAAGCGTTGTCGTCGTCGCTGCAGCAGCTGATGGCTTCTGATTCTTGCCGTGTAAAGTTTCGCTGCCTGAAATCGCAGCGAGAGTTGTGATGTTGTCGGCAACGCCTTGAGCCGCCTGGTCCTCGGTGACCTGGCGACTGAACGGATCCGTGAAGTTCCCATTCGTCAGGTTGAAATTAAGTCCGATGTTGAATTCGTTGGACATGTTCTTACCTCACTGCACAGCGGCAAATGACTGCGGCAATCCCAAAGCCGCGAACGGCAGTCGGTTGTACGGCCTGATCGTGAAAAAGACTCCCGGCGAGTAGGCGTATTGCCAACCAGTCCCTGTTGTCGTTAATGCGATCCGTGCCCCGCCGGGCGTTGTAGAAACGTCGATCGCTTGTGCGCCGGCCGTGACGGTGTTACTGATCACGTAGTAAACGGTGTTGAAGCTCAATGGCGCCGGTGCAACAACGCTGCTCGGCGGGCTTCCTGTTGTTGGAATCGCGGTGAATTGAATCAAGTCGCCGACGTTGAACTTTTGAATTGGCGAAGTCGCGGCGATCGTCACGGCGCCCGGGCCGGCGCCGGTGACTGGAGTCCAGGGAACCCGATCGGGAAGCGGCATGCCGTATCCGTTGAGCGGAGCTGACGTGTCGTGACCATCTGCCGTCTTGATCTTGATTCGCCGAGCCGGAATTGCTCCAGCCGCTCCACCGGGAGAATTGACAGGCCGTTCCCAATAGTAGCTGCCGTAATCCAGAAGCTGGATGTCCCAGCCTGCCGGGTTGTACTCAGCGACATAGCTCACGCGCAAAAATGGGAATTTGTAAGGTGCAACTGGAATCTGCCGGTCCTGGCGTTCTGGGACAATTTCTTTGAATCGCCAGTAACCCGCTGGAAGTCCCCAAAACACGTCCGAATTGATGGCGTTCGTGTATAGCGCCGCGATGCCAGGCTGATTTGCGGCAATCGACTCGTTTCTCTGAATCTCCAACGTTGCAAACGTTTCAATGAACTTGGGCGGAGGATCGAACACCTCGCCGTTGCTTGCCGTGCACGGCTTAACAATGCCCGTCGTGTTGTCGTAAATCCGAGTCAACAGCGCCTCACGGCCGCTCGAATGCCACTTGACTGTCGGGATCTCGAGCAGAGGATTCGTGAATTCACCCGCCGTCCGCCGGCCAGTGCCAGCGCCGGCGTCACGATTGGAACGTCCTTCCTTCGTCTCAGGCGTTTCGTAGATCGCCTCGACGATCCACGTCAGTGTTTTCGAACTGCCCTGGCGTTTGGATTCGAAACGGGTAAGCACAAGCTCATCATTGCTCTCGCTGCCCCACGCGTAAGTTGAGTAGATCACTGGCAAACCTGGAGCACTCGCAACTGTGAGCGGGCCGTCGTTCTGGCTGTTGACGATGACACGATAGGGTACGCGCACCATCTGCCGACCGAGGCCAAAATTACCCTCGGGCATGTTGATCGGTTCTGCGCTGCCAACCACTGACATTACAACCTCGCTCGGCGCATGACCGGTGCTTGTCGAAGTTCCGCTCGAATGTCTCGCAAGAATTCACCATGCTGCGCGAGTCGCTCGGCCATGGCACGTTGGTAAAAGTCCTGCGTCCCGCGCGTGCTATTGAGCAAAGAGAAAGCTCGTTCGCTTTCCCGCGTGACGGCGCCGTGATCGGTCTGGGCCTTGAGCAATCCAACCTCAAGCGGTCGAACCGCCTCTTGAACAACTGCCGCCGCTTGCTGAGCGTGGCGCAACAAACCGCCACCGAGCTCGAAATCCCACTGATGAACCTGAGCACGAATGGCGTCTTGGAAATTACCCAGGCCACGGGCGAGTGTGTTTTGGAGTCGGCGTATTTGTTGGTCCAGGCCACTGACACCCAAGTCCCGCTGGAACTCAAGCCACTTCAATTTGATGGCATTAATCGCCATATCCCAAACGTCCCTGATCCTGTCGAGGCTGACCTTGATCGCGGCCAGAACAGTCAGTGCCGCTGTCTTGATGTCATTCCAGCCGACGCCCATTGATCGGAACCAGTCCGCGAGAAAACTCATGTTAAATGCTTCCGCGATTCCAGTTGCAACTGCACGAAGCGCGTCCGCCGCAAACTCCCAAACGACTACCGCCGTACGTGCGATCATGTCGTAAAAACTCGCGGCAATCTCGACTCCGAATTTTAGCCACGTAACGGCGACACGAAAGCCTTCGACAAACGATTGGCCCGTCCCCTCGAATAGTCGACTGTAAAAACTGAGAGGAGTAAAAACCTTAATCAGTGCACTACCCCACGAAACGATGAGGTTGCCAACCTCTGCGGCCAACGGGATGATCGCCACGAACATTCCACCAATCGTTTCGCCGATCCGACTTATGAACCCCCAAAGCGGAGCAAACTTCTCAGCAATATTTGCCCCAAATGCTTCGAGGTATGGCTGCGCGGTCTGGAACATTGAGACAATTCTTTCTCCGATCGCTGATCCGACTCGTCCGATCGACTCCCAAACCGGCGCCAACATGATAGCCGCCTGACGACCAATCCCCTGAATCGCCAGGCCAAATCCGTTCCATTCTTGTTCGGCGGCGCGCAAGGCCTTGGCTTGGGATTCCGACACGTCGAGGCCGAAACGCTGTACCCGCTCCTGTAACCGATCGAGCCCCGCCGTGCCGCCTTCGAGCAAGTCCATCATCGGCATGCTTCCGCGTCCAAACAGCGCACGCATCGCCTTGACACGCTCGACCTGATCGCCGAGGTTCTCGTATCCGGCAGCGAGCATACGAATCTGTTGTTCGGCGGAGGCCAACTTCAATTGCTCTGGGTTGATCTGCATTGATTGCAGAGCAGCTTGAGCGGCCGGGGGAATTTCGTCGAGCAAACCCTGGAGGCGATAGACGAGATTGCCGACACTTTCAATGCTGTCGATGCCCGGCGCCAGGCTGTACGCAGTCAGGGCGCCGATCGACAATTCGAGGTTGTTCGCCAAGTCGTAGATGTGTTTGATGTCAGCGGCGCCACGCGAGGCCATCGCATGCAGCGAGATACCAAAGGCTACGACGGCCGCGCCGGCAACGGCGATTGCACCGGCAATTGCCGCCGCTCCAAAACCGATAGACGTTGCCAGGCCCGCGAAAACGCTCTTCACGCTGAGAAGAGTGTCCTTGATTGGGAACCAAATGAAGCCGAATGTTCGCATGCCAGCGAGATCAGCGAGTGAGTTAAATGCGCTCTTGAGACCGTCACTTTGCTTGCGAATTTCGTCACTAGTTTGGGCTGTGCGCGAACTCACGCGCTGCATGCCGGCGTCGTACGCCGAAACGTTTGCGTTTACGATGACGTCGAGATAGCCAGTGATGGCAATGACTCACCTCAATCCACACTCGCGCAAAACATCTTCGACAGTCAGGTTTTCCGAGTCCCCTTGGTACGGATCAAGCCACGGAAGGAAATCCATCGGAATGACTTCAGACGCTCCTATGCCAGCGTTGACGTTCCGGAAATCTGCCAAGGCAATTGCCCAGAACGTGTCTTCTTTTTCCGGCGACAAATTGAACTGCAACGCGTATTTGACCCATCCCTGATATTGACCTGGTGTCAAGCTATCCTTCATGTGGTCAGGATGGTCCCAACGCTTTAACGCATGGCAGAGGTGAAAGTCGATCGCCTCTGCCGGCGTCAGTTTTTTGAAAAGTCTCGATCGAGCCCAGACAGACGATTCATCACCGTCATAATTTTCACGAAGTCACTGGCCGATACGTCAAAATTAGCCTCAACGTCTACCGGATCGTCGAAGAGTTGCGTTCCGTTCTCATCAACCAGGCAGCACGACATGAGGAAGTAGCCCGCGTTCTTACGATCGCTTTCTGGTATCGATGGGTTTTGGAGGGTCTTAAGGTGCTCGACGTGTCGCTCGCCTTCGGGAACGGTCAGGCCGCGAACATAAACGAATGTACTTTCGCCATGCTCCGGACCGAGAACAAATTTCTCTCGCTTGATCTTCGATTTGTCCGGTTTGCTGCCTTTTTGAAAGAGACCCATAGCGAGGATTCCTTTGGTTGGAGAGAACCAAGACGCATCTGCGAGATTATGTTTGCAGGCCCGGATTGCCCGAGATGTCGATCGTCACCGGCACGATGAGCGGCGACTTGACGTCCAGGTCAACGTCGCCAAGGTCAGTCACCCAGCCCTTGAACGTTTCCGATATGGCGTTGACGGCGCCGACGGCAGGATACGTGATCTGGAAGTTGGCCTCGGTGCCAGGGGGACCCGTGTCCGCCAGCGCTGCCGATAGCAAGCGGCTGTTATTCGTGTTGGAGGAATCGGACGGATCATAGTAGACGTTGAATTTTGTCTGCCCGGGCGTGATCTGTCCTTTACCCTTTGGGATGTACGTGTCCGATGCGATCGGACACGGAATTACTTCCGCCTTGCCCGTGCCGCGTTTGGTTCCACCGATGAGATAACCAAGCGCCGTGAAGTTCGAGCCACCGCTCCGGTCGATGCCGATCGTGATTCCAAGGCCGATGCGTCGTGTGAGTGACATGACAATCTCCCATCAGGAAAGAACGAGCGCTTGAACGGTCGCGACTCGATAGCCGTCATCCTCGTCAAGGAAACGAGGCTGATAATTGTCGGAGTGATCCTCGAGGAAAACTCCCAAAGCAGTCGTGTTTCCGAACTCTCCTCGAAAACCATTCAATCCATGAATCGAAACGTTCGCATTGTTCGCGTGGTTCGCCGCTGTCGTCCCGTTGTATCCACGCGTCACCGTCGCCACGCTACTCGAGATTGCCGTGACCTTCATGTCCTCGGAATCGATCGTGATGACAAACGCTTTGTTCGTTGGCAAGCCGCTTGCATCGTCCAGGGTGATCGAAGCGACTGAGCTATTAACGGCACCGTCCAGCGTCGTTCGAACAACTCCGTTCTTGATTCGGTCCATCAAGTCCTGAGTGTTATCCTCGTCGATCGCGGCTACCTCGATGTCAAAAACGGTTTCCTGCATTCCCAAGGCACCGCCCTGCAGCACTTCGCGATTGCCCCCGGACAACTCGTAATAGACTCGAGTCGGCAACTGTTCCATGCTGATGTTGCCCTTCTCGATCGGCGTGGCGGCCGGCATCAGCGTTAACAGCAGCGTTCGGAAGTCTTCGTCGATCATTTGGCTGTTACCGCTGCCTGTTTTTCAAGTTCACGAACGCACGTCGCAAGAATCGTCCGTTCCGCCTCGGCCGCGCTTTCCTTGAATGCTCGCCGCTGGTAATGCTGAGGCTCGATCCGCCATTTGAGTGCGTGGTACGAGACCGATCTTTCTTCATCTGTGACGCGAACGCCGCGGCCGCCAACCGTGATCTTCTTCGACGCCTTTCGAACTCGCACGCCTCTCGGCTGAACCTTGACACCGCCTTCAAGGAACATCGTGTAAGGCTGGCCCTCGGGTGTCTGAGCGAACAACACGACCATGAAACCGATGCGACCGCGTTTTCGTTTGAGTGCTCGAACCTTGATACTGGCAACCGCCTTGCCTGTTCGCCGCGGATAAATCGCACGAAGGTGATCAGCAACCACCTTGGCGCCAGCACGCAGACCCTTTCGAAAAATCGCCCTTCCTCGCCGGCCTGTGCTGAGCAGCGAGTGAGCCATCTCCTGCAGCTCTTCCGAGCCTTCGAGCACGAATTCAGCCATGACTCAACTCTGCGCGGTCGCGCCTTTCAGTTCGGTCACCGTGAGAATGAGCCGCACATGCTGCTCTTCGACATCTTCCTGGTGACCGATGTTGAAAATCCGGCCCCTGTACTTCAGTCGATGCCGCTCAACGTCGAGTTCGCGGTAACGAATCTCGACGACATGCGTTGCCGTCGGCACAAGCTGGCGCGTCTTCTCGATCTTGCCAGCGTTTGGCGTTTCGATCTTGCACGCCACGTCGACCAGGTACGACTTCCATTCGCGAATCGGATGCCCGCGGCCATCGACCTCGCCGCTCTCGGTGTATTTCTCAATGTCGATCCGCTTGTCCAGATCTCCGGCGTCAACATGGGCTCGCTGCGTTGCCATTAATATGCCCCCCATTCTTCGAGGGCCGCGAGCGATTCAGACACCTTGCGTTCGAAGTCGTCCGCCGAACTCGGCTCGCGATTGCGATAGCCGTGAGCAATCTTTCGCAGCAACAGCCCACGAATGTTTGGCGGGACCTGGCCGACGAAGACTTGACTGGATCCGTTGTTCGTCAAGTCGATCACGGCGCCGCCAGGCGTCAGCGACACCTGGAAAGTCAGGCCACCGTTCGTTGGATTCACCACGTAGTAATTCACACCTGCAACCAACGGCGTTGGCACCTCGCCGTCCGAGGTCGCTGAGAACGTCACCGTTTGATCTTCCTCAAACGGAATTGCCGCCGACGTAAACGTGTCAGCAGATGACGATGCTCGGACCGGTGTCAAGACTCCTGAAACAAACTGAATCAGGATCGGATACGCTCGCTGCGTCGAGAGAGCCGGCCAAACCTGAAACGGTCCGATGTCAACTTCGCCCGGTTGGCGCCATGCCGTTCGAACCAAATACCCTGACGTCGAGAGCGTCTGCAGGTTGTCGCTTGAATCGTAGTACTTGATCCAGCTCACCGACTGCAGCGGAGGCCTCGGTAAACGCAATGATCCGTCACCGTTGATTCGCCCGTAGCTGATACCGGTGATTCCCGGGTAACCAGGGTGCCACTGACCAGACAAACCTCCCCACCACATGCGCACCGGCATTTGATAAATCGCGGTCAGGATCTGCCGGCCGCCAGTGCGTTTCTCGAACCAGTCGGTTGCTTCATCGATCAGGCCGAGGATCCGGGGATCGTCCGCCGTGATGTCGTCATCGGAACGGCAGGCTAGTTTCGCTTCACGAAGGCTGACGGCCCTGCCGATCGGTGATTGAACTTGAATCAGCGGCCCGTCGAGGTATGCCTTGAAGGCTGGCTGAATCGGAGAGCCGTATGGATTTATCAGCCCCATCGATTATCTCTTGCTGCGCTTCGAGGGTTGCAATTGCGGCTGAGTGATGACGGACTTCTCGACCGCGGCCGCCGGTGCTGGCTGAACGCGTGGCTCCTGGCCTAGCGGCGTGCCATCGTTGGCCCGACCAGGAGCCCATTCGGCGATACGTCGTCGCACCAGCGCCTCAGCGACGATTAAGCTCAATCCCGGAATGATCATGTTCGCCAGCCGGCCGCGCCACGGATGCAACAGCCGGATCGTCGTGTCTTGCTTTTCCATTCGTTGGTTCCTGTTTTTCTGGCGATGCCTCGGGTGCGTTTGTTTTGTCGTGATCCCAACCCCATTGCTGTTGGTTATTCCAATAGAACGGACCCCAATGATTAATCCGGACTTTCCGCGTCGCTGCGAGTTTGAGCCCAAAGCGGCGAACTTGCCGGCTGAAATCCCAATCCTCAGGAATCACTCGATGCTCGAACCGGCCATCCGGTGACTGGAGAATCTTGTCCTGAATCGTGAAACACGTCTTGAAAGCCCACGGGCCTAAGCGGCAAAGCCAAAGACCTGTGTTGAGAAGGAGCGGTCCGCCGACGTCCTTCTCCGTGAACGTCTCAGGAAATTTCATCACTTCCTTTGTCGTCAGCCGGCGGACCTTCCACTGATCGCCCGTGTCGTCAATGGCTGTCGACGTCAAACCGCGTTCGTCCTTGATTGGCACGACGGCCGAGATGATGTCGGCGCCGACCTTTTCCATTTCGGCGAACAGGATGTCGAGCCAGTTGACCTCGGCGCCAATGTCCGAGTGCATCATCGCGAACCCGTGAATGTCGCCCTCGGCGAAGTGATTCAGGGCCTGGCACCAGTGCAGGTTGAAAGCTGCGCCAAGCAAAGAGCCGCCGGCGCTTAGAGAACGTGCAACCTCGATTGAGCCGCCGTCACGACAGGGTTCGAAGAAGGCCTTGGCGGCTTCGCATTCCATTGTCGTGGTATACCGAGGCATCGCCAAAAATACGCGCATCCATGAACCTCGTTTGGAGAGTAGGGCGATCACGATTGAACGAGTGAGCGATCAACGGCGATTAGCCGATCATGCGCTGAGCCGGCGCCGTGCCGGAGCCCGCGGCCGTGTTCGGCGCCTCATGCGGACGGCTGAGTTTGCAGACGACGCTGATCAGGCAAGTGTTGTTGGCACTCACCGGCGTCGTGATCGACGGCTTGAGGTAACGTTTCTTGCCGCGGAGATCGACAAGGGTCTGGAACGCCTTGTTGTCGTCCGTCGCCGATGGCAGCGTGCTGGCCGAACCGGTGTCGTTGTTGTCCGTGCCCATGACCGTGCCGCTGATGTCGGCCGGGCTGGCCATGTTGGATTGATCCGATTGCTGGATCTTGTGCGCCGACAGTGCGTTTGCCGTGACGCCGATCATGGTGATGAACTCGGCGTATTCGTAGCCGATCGTGTCAACCGTCGCGCACGTCAATGTCGAGTTGTCCGCCAACGACTGCGGCGGAGATACCACGACCGTTTTTTCCTGAAATTGAGGAAGCATGGAAATTCCCTCTTGCGTTGTTGTGAATCCGTATGTGGGCGATGCCGCATTCGCGGCGGTTAGTTACGACGCAGCCGTTTGTAAGCCGACAATCGGGCCGGGGTTGGCAGAACGAGCGTCGCCAATGCCAGAGGCAAAGCCGACATCATGAACGTTGATGTCGATTCGCTCGATGCCGCGAATACCGATCTGGTTGCGTTCCCAGAGCGACTGGCCGCCGACGCTGGCGTGTTCGGAGAAATCGACTTGCATCGCCTGCCGATCGCCAATCATGGCACCTTGAGAGAAATCGCCAAGCAGGGCGGACACCTGACTGACCGCCGTTGTGCCCGGCATGACCTGCACGAACTCGACGGGATAGCCGAGGAAAACCGGACGCTGCTTTCCGCCTGGTGCTTCCGCTGCGGCTTCGCGGGCTTCGACGCCACCGAGCGCTATCATCACCCGGTGCATGACCGAGTAATAAAACGTCTTGTGGCAAACCCAGCACGCACGCTCGGTATCGGCAAACTTCGGCAGCAAACCAACGACTGATTCGAAATCGGACATCGAAAGAGTGGCGAAAGTGTGATGGCCGGTTGGGGCCTGAAAAAGTCCGATCGATGGATTCGCACCATCCACGAGCAACAACTTCGTGCGGACCCCAACGCATCGGCCGTACGTGCTGGTGCCGTCGCCGTTGAACGCCGCCTGATCTTCGGAGTAGGAAAACGCGTAGGCGATTTCCTTCGCGAGATCATCGCCCCAATTGATGATCACGTCCGCGTTGACCTGGCGGCTCGCGCGGCTGATGACAGTCAAGTCCTTGGCAACTAGCTCAACGTCATCCCACGTCTTGTTGCTCTCGGTGTTGGCCGCATTCTCGGCCGTCCAATATGCTGTCAAACCGGAGCGGCGACGCGGCACGCGCTTCGTGTCGCTCATCATCGGCTCGATCTTGAACAGCCGGCGAGCGTCGCCGAACTGCTCGCGCAGATCGATGATGTCCTGCGAGAACTCGGGCGGAATGAGGAACTGATAACCACTCGCATCGGTGGACGACACGGCCGCCATGTTCTTCTTCACCCACTCGGTTGCCTCGGCATAGAACGGCGAGGCCGACATGAGCTTTGGAACGTCGGCCGCCATGCGAGCGGCCGCCCACATGCCGAAACGGAAGGCCCGCATTTCGGCCGTCAAGCCGTTGCGAGTTCCTTTGAAGTTGCGGATGCTGCCGACCTTTTTCGGCTCGGCCCAGATAACCGTCTTGCCATCCCCGGCGTTCGGCACGATGACGCCGTTTTGTGTCGGCGCGTCCGCCGTGGTGATTCGATTGCCGCCGGTCACCGTCGCGGCCAGACGTTTCTTCTCGGCCTCGCGTTCGGCGGCTTCGCGTTCCAGACGAGCCGTCTCGGCCTCGTTTGCGTCGAGCTGTTTCTGCCGCTCGATCTTCTGCATCAGCGCGGCACGCTCGCCGCTCCTGCCGTCCGCGCCGACCAGGCGGTCATGCTCGGCTTGTTGATCCGTGGTCATGGCGTCCGCGCACAAAAGCTCGCGGATTCGCGCGTCCATCGCCTTGAGTTTTTGGATAAGTTCGTGCACGGTTTGGTCCCTCGTGTGGGCCGGGGACCGTGAACGCGCATGAAAAAACGCCGTGCGTTGAGGCCACCGGCAAATGATCGCTTCCGATCTTCGCCAGCAAGCCATCAGTCGCTACAGCGCCCGATGAAATGCTTACCTGTCGTTGCGTTCCGTCCGCTACAGCGTCCGGTTGGTTTGGACAGGGTGAGATTTAATTGTTGATGGAAGTATAAGAGCGGGCCTGACTGATTGTCAAGCCCGCTCAGATTTTTTTCTCAGTCGTTCGCGGCCATCACACTCGCGACCTCGCTGGCCACGAGCCCGTAATCAATGCCGACCGCGAGCAACCCGGAGAGAACCAAGCCGCCACCGGTCAGCAGAGCAATCGCGTGAGCACAATGCCAGATCGAGAGAACGAGCAGGGCGACGCCGGCCGCGCCGACCGCGAACGCCAGCGGGCGCTTGCCGGCTCGGTACGCATGCCCGGCGATCCGTCCGAGCATCCACACGAGTAACGGGACGACCGCGCCAAGGACGCCGGCTGCTGTGCACGCCAACACGTTCAACGAGCCGCACATGTCGACGTTGGCCCAAGCGTTCAAGCCGCTCGACAGGATGCACGCCGCCACTACGTAGCGCGTTCCCCATCGCTCGACCTGGCGAAGATGACTGGAATGATTCGGCGCCTTGGGCTTGCTCGGTTTCTTCGCCGGGCGAGCTTTCGGTAAGTCGATACGCGATCCGTTCAATACGCTGTCCATGATCTACGCTCCTCGAAAGTGTAGGTCCAGCGGGCCGGATGTTTGCAGCATCGCGGCCCGCAATATCCACCAGTGACAAGGGCCGCCTCTTTCGAAGCCCTGCGTCGTTACTTGCTGGCTTCAGCCATGGCGCACAAGATGACGCCGATGAGCTGGAACACGCCCTTGACCATCTCCACCGCGAAGTAGCATCCAATGATGCCATCGCCAGCCATGGAGCCGGCCGCGGCCATGCCGCCAACCAGGATCGCCACGCAGCCTACCGTGCCCAGGATCCACATGTACGCGAGCGGCGAAAGCACGCTCAGGCACATCAGGGCCACCGAGAAGCTGACGAAGCTCACCCAACCACACGTCACCAGAACAGGGTCACGACGGGTCATAACGACCTCCTTTCCTCTACCATACTATACGATTTTTGCCGCCAAATATTGCATTAAATCCAAAATATATTTCGGATTTAATGATTGCACACGCCATGCCGTTGCCTATAATTCGGATTGAAAGAGAGGTGATTTGTGGGCAAGTCAGCAAAACGCGGACGTCCGAAGGTGCACGATACGCCGCGTAAACACCTTGGCATACGTCCGTCTGCCGAAGTGGCAGCAGCACTTGAGGCGTATTGCAACGCGCAAACGGTCAGACCGTCTGATTCTGCGGTTGCGATGCACGCGCTAGTCGAGTTCTTGAAAAGAGAGGGTTACTTGAAATGAAACGCCCATGCTGTCGCCCCGCCGCCTCGCACGCCTGGAAGCCACTCCCAGGCGACGGCAACTACGTGACGTGCAGCAAGTGCGGCCGCCTCGCCGGCTATCAGCGCGGCGGTCTTCTCGCACGACGCGGACGACTCAAGTTGTTCAACTATCCAGAAATTGAAGAATCGATCCGAGAGCGCGCGGCCAAAAATGTGAATTCTTGATGGGCTATTCGTCTTCGTCTAACGAATCAATCAACTCGGACAACGACTCTTCGTCGAGGTTGCCGCCAACGATTTCAGCGATCGCAGTAGACTTGTCCTCGATCTCGTGTTCCCCGTTGCCAAGTTCGAGGATCTCATCGTACGTCCAACCCAGAAACGAATCACCTTCGACTATCAAATGGGAAAGTTGGCCGATAGAATCATTCGCTTCGGCGCTCGCAAGAGCCTGAATTCCGCCATCAACCTTACTCAAGAAAACGGTCATTTTTTCTTGCCCTTTATTAGTCCATCGATCTTTGATTTGATGACGCTGACCGTCCGTGGAAAATGCTTGGCGAGTTCATTATAGGAGCAACCGCCAGTGCCATGTTCATCTTTCCCTTTGTGAATTTGAGCAAATAATTCGGCAAACGCTTCGCTGCGTGCTCTCGCGTAGGGAATTCCGTCGCCGACATGCGTGAAATACGCGAGCCCTTCTTTTTCTTTCACAGGAATTGAAGAATTGTCTATGTTGTACGCCTCGATGAAATCGGCGTGCGTTGATGCCCAATTCAACGCCTGGTCAACAGAATGACCGTACTCATGCCGAGCCGTTCCGACGACGCGATTTGACTGGTACTCTTTTCCACCAACTAAATAATGAGACGCCACGATTGCCCGGTTTCCAGAGGACGTATGAACTCCATCAGGCAATGTTCCTGCGCCCCATCCGCCAAATCCTGATTCGTTGAGCGACTCGTAACCGGGTAATTCATCCGTGACCTTGTTGACCACAACAACCTTGCCAGGTGAGTCAGCGCCAACAACAGCATCGTGAACGTGATCGGGAATAGTGCTTAGGGCTTTGTGGACTTGGTTCGTGACTTCTTTTGGAGGATCGCCCTTCGTTTCCAGTGCGTACGCTTTCGGCACTTTGCTGTAGTCCTTTTCGGGTTTTTCGACTGGAGTCTCTTTTTTCGGCGTCTCCTGCTTTTCCTTCGCGTACTTTTCCTTCAGCCGGTCTGCCAGTTTCTTGACGAGTTCGGATTTCTTTCCGCTCGCCTTGACGCCGTGATCTTTCTTAAGGCTGTGGAGTTGCTTGACTGTCATCTTCGACAGGTCACGCAGCAGAGCCTTTGCCTCTTCTTTGCTGCACTTGCCGCCGTTCTCCTTGATCTTCGCAATTCTATCGCGAGCCTTTTTGTCGTCCTCTTTTCCTTGGGGACATGGACCAGGAACGCCGCTACCAGGGCCGCCACACCCTAAGCGCGGCATCGGTCGAAAAAATAGGAGCCCTCGAACAGCAACGCCGCTTCGCGCTCGCGCTGCTCTTGCCGCAGCATCATCATGTTCGTACCGCCGCTACGAGCGTCCGACGCGCCGACGCCCAGGCCACTGAGAAGTGATTCCAGGGAGCGAATCTGATCGATCATCCCGGCCGCCAGCGCCGTCTGCGCGGAAACGACGGCGCCTTGACCGAACTTCTCGCGCACGTCCGATTTGTTCATGTCGTGGCGATTCCGAGCGACGGCAGCAATGAACGCCGTGTAAGTTTCATTGACGCTCGCCTGGATCGCCGCGCGAGCATCGTCGTCAAGAGGCTCAGTCGGGAAGCCCTCGGCCTTGCGCTTGCCGGCTTTGACGATCGATACCTTGATGCCAGCCTTTTCGAGCGCCTTCGATTGATCGACGTGGATTTGATAAACGCCGACGCTGCCGACGTCGCCGCTTGGCGTGCAGCAAAACGTTGATGCCGAGGTTGCGAGCCAGTACGCCGCGGAGCACGCGACGCTGTTCGCAATCGCGTAGCACGGCTTTTTCGCTCGCGCATTGTAAATCTTGTCTGACAGTTCCTGAATGCCGTAGCTCGTTCCGCCTGGGCTGTCAACGTCAAGCACGATCGCGCTGACGCTCGGATCGTTCACGGCGGAATCGAATTGAACGCCGATTTCATCGCAGGACGTTCCGCCCATCATGTAACCCATGAAGGACAAATGCTGCTCAAGGAATCCGTAGACGCCGATCATCGCGACGCGGCCCTTGACGGCGCGGATCGCTTTCGCCGCAACGTGCTTGGCGGCGTCCATTCGCTTCGCTCGCTCTGCCTCAACGCACTGAGCTGACGGGACCTCGCGGCGCGACGCGGCTTCCAGCATCTGCTTGAATCGCGTCGGCTCGGCGAGCCAAGAAGTGTTGTCAAGGGCTTTGATGTCGAACATGGCGTCAGTCCTTTTTTGGTGCCTGCACGAATCGCGGTTTCTTCTCGACCTTTTCGTAGGGGATGATTTCTTCGACTTCCCATTCTTCCGCGCCGTTTTCCTGTTTGACTGGGCCTTTCAGCAATGGAACTTGATCATCACGAATTTCCGGCCGTCCCTTAACCGGCGTGAATCCCCACTTGGTGACAAGTGCAGCGATCATCAATTCTGGATCATCGCCTTGCCATGGGATTTGTTCGTCCGGGCTGTCCGGAGTCCGCACAAAAAATTCATTGCCGTCTTGAAGGGCAATTCGGGCTGGCCCGGCAGCGGCGACGACAATGAAGTTACGCATCAACTAACCTCCGGTAATTTTCTTGAGCCAGCCGAACCAGCCTTTGTTTGCTGCCTTCGCCGCGGCGTCATTAGCCCGCTGTTTGGCGGTTTCGTAGGACATAGTTTCGCCGGTTTCGTCGTGAAAGAAACGAACCGGAATCCCCGCCTTGGCGGCCAATTCCATGAACTGATCAACGCCGGCCCTGGTAGAGCTCAAGGATGGCATCCGGATTTCTTTCACGTTGTCCTTGTCCAGCGGTACATCGCCCCAAATCTGTTGCTCATTATACGCTGCCGGGTTGACGTCCTTCATGCCGCTCGGGTCAATGCCGGCTGCAGCCATAGCCCGGCCGTTGCCAAGCATCGCGTGATATGGATCCTGCGGAGTGCCAACGCCGCTATCGTCACGATGACCAAAACTGTTGCCGTTGGTCATCGTTGTGCGATCGTCGAGCTTGTCTTTGTTGAGCACAATGGTTGCGTCGCCATAGACCGAAGCGGCGCCGTAGAGATTGTTTTCCCAATTGACCGCTGCGTATTTTGGGCGATCGCCGTTCTCGACGTCCTCGCCGGCACCGAGGGCCTCATTCTCTTGTTTCGCTCTGGCTTTCAAGTAATCAGGACCTTTGGCGCCTGTTTCGAATGCGTTCTTGAGGCTGCCGCTGCCGAGAATCCTTGCCAGGTCCTCGGGATCGGCGTTGATCGTGACTTCGGCCTTCGCATACGCATTGCTGAGTTGATCCTTGACCGCCTTGGCGCCTTCTTCGCCCTTTGGCCCCTTCCAGGCGTCGCTGTTCACAAAGTCAGCGACGGCCTTTTCGCTTTTGCTCTTCGCGTCCGTCTGCAATTTTTCGACGGCCTTTGCGGCCGGCTTTGATAACGGCCTGCTGTTCGACTTTTGCTTGTCGTTTTTTTCCTTGCCGTCTTTATTGCCCTTGGAATCGTCGCCCGACTTTTCGTCCTCTTTGCCTTCTGGACAAGGGCCTGGCACGCCGCTACCAGGACCGCCGCACGCTTGCTTCGCCTCGCGATCTGCTCTCACCGTCGGCCAATCCGCCAGCATGCGCGAGAAGCGATCCTTCGTGAGCGTGTTGTACCCGTTGAGCAACAGCTTCTTTGAGTCAGCGCAGAGGCGACTCGCCAGCTTTTTCGTTTTGACTTTGATGCCGACGGCTTTCGCCATCTGGCACGCGGTACGAAGTTCCTCGACAGCCAGAGCCTCGTGAGTCGCGTAGAACTGCTCGAGCCAGGCGTCAAAGTCTTTGCTCGCCGCGGCGCGATCGGCGGCCTTGGCTTCCTTCGTGAGAATGCGAGAAATGGCGTCGCGCAGCACGACTTCAGCCGCCGCCTTTTGTTGCTCGGCTTTCTTCCTGTCTTCGACCGCCGGCTGCGGAGCTGGCAAAGCCGCTGCGCGATAATCGGCCTTCAGGCTGGCTTCGATCGAATCAAGCCGGCGGTAAAGTTCCTGGCGATCGAGCGTGAGCATTTTCCGAGTCCAAGCGTCAAACGCCGCGGCGCCGTCGCCGCTCATCGGCGGAAGCGCCATCGGTCCTCCATCGTTTGGAGCGCCGGTGTGATCGCTGCCGGGCTGGCCAGGTTTCGTGCCTCCTTGTGCACCGCTGACCTTACCCGCGATGAGATCTTCAAGAACCACCATGTTCGCCGGGAACATCGCCTTGTCGCCAGACGGCCCAAGGCCGTTCATGTTTTCAAGCCGGCGACACTCATTGACCGTTAGTACGCCGATCATGATGCCCGTGCGGTAGGCATTCATGCGGGCCTGCATGTCGCCACGGAGCAAGCCGTTGAAATCATGCTGGACGAAGAAGCGGCCCCGATCTTCCTTGCGGAAAAGCTTGAGGTTGTATTGCTCTTCGGCTCTCTTGCACCAAGGGTAAAGACAGTAGATGACGAACTCCAAGCCGAGGGCTTCGACGGTGGCATACTTCGAATCCTTGAGGTCGGCGAGCATGTGCGGCGGGACACGATACCAACAAGCGATTTGATTGCGGTTGTAGTCAAGCAACTCAAGGAACTGAGCGTCTGCCGCGCTAAAGCTCAACTGCTCGAGCTTCGCGTCGCGATGCCAGAGGATCGCCAGCTCGCCACTGTCCGGCGATCCGTGCATCGTTTTCCAGTTTTCGCGAAACTCCCGGCGCTGTTCTTGATCCGCCAAGTCTGGGTCAATCAGGGCCATGCGCGGAGTGTTGCCGTTTCCGAGGTTCGTTGCAACCTGTCGGTCGCCTGCAATGCCGACGCCGAAAGATTCACGGGCATAGGAGACGACGCTCTTGCCCCAAATGCCATCTTCGGCGTGCGCGCCTGGATAGTGCAGCATGTTCTTCGCGAGTACTGCCACCGTTCCGCCGTCGTTGTTGCGAACGAGATAAGCGCCCATCGGGATCGGCCGGCCGTCTCTGTATTTGTCACCCGGTTGAACGGGCCGAACACGGCCGGGGTGAATCGGCCAAAGTGCGATCGGTTCTTCCGTTTTCGGATCGCGTTCGATCTCCGCGAAGCCGTTGCCCATGTTGACCTGGTGCAACGTGCGGCCAGTTCGGAATGCCGTCGAGCCCATCAGCTCGTTGGGGAAATAACGGAGCAGATCGTGGACAGTATTACCGATCGCTTCTTTGCGCGAACTGTCGTCGTCGCTCGTACGTTGGTAGGTGATGAGATCGCGATCGGCAACACCTTCGTCAAGCACACGCGAGGCACACCAGCACGCAGATAAAGTCAGCGCCAACTCTTCGTTGACGACAACGTTTGATTGGGTTTTCGCGCGGCTGTTGTACCACGGACCAATATTCCAGCCGTCAGCCGCGGCGGCGTGTTTGCGAACGCCAGTCGGCACGAGCATGTCGAGCAGAGCGCCGAACACGTCTATTCCTTTCGACGTTGGTTCGCGCTTAGGGAGGAGAGGAAAGCGCGGAGTGACATTAGAATTATTACCAAAGAGCACGGCACTATCAATGACAAAGGAGGCCAGGCGAAGAAAAGACCAATCGCCAAGCCGATCATCGCAAGAAAGAAAAACAGACCTTGCCCGTTTTTCGACATCCACTGACTAAAGGTATTGTGTTCAGTCCGTTGATCATCCATGCTCCACTCCCTTTAATTCCAAAGGTCCCCGGGCTTGTATGGCGGCGGCGCCGTCGCCGACCAGAACAAAGCGCGTCCGATGCTCATGACGGCCGCAGTAACACCGTCGATCTTCTCCGGAGATTTTTCTTTGCTTGGCTTCACGAGGTTGCCGCGACGTTCAGCTACGACATTAGACACCATCCAACGCATGACAGGATCGCCGGCGTGATGTAGGCGCTCGGCTGACAACAATTCCAAGAACTCCCGGAACGGCGCCGCCATACTAAGAATGCCTTGGGGAAATTGAAAGATCTTGCGGTCACCGTACTTCTTCTGCAGGTTGGTGCTCATCTGACCGCCCTGGAAGCCGCGGTCGAGTGCAAAGTCGCGGAACGTGTACGGCGCCAGCAGTTCTTCAATGTCCACGAGCACCATGTCATAATCGACAGAGGATCCTGGCGTTGCTCGGATGAACCCCTCTTTGCGCCAACCATCGATGACAGCTTGCATGCGATGATCGCGCTTGACAGGTTCCTCCGGCAGCCAGAATGTCATCAGTGCCGTGAAACTGCGGCGAACGATCCGCCGTGATCCGATTGGTTTGCCAACGTCGTCAAAGCTCGGAATCTCGACAGTCACGGCGTCATCATGCGGAAACAGTCGGCAAAGTGCAACGAAGTCGGACGTGGCGCCGATGTCGAGCGATGGATAGCATTCACGACCTTTCAGGGCCGAGAGGTCGATGTTTCGCTTGCCGGCGTCCCAGAGGTGCATCTGAATGAGACGTTCCGCTGTCGAAGTCTTTTGGTTTAGGTTCAGGCGCCGGAACGTGTTCTCGTATGCCGGAATCTCTTGCGCACGTTTGCACTCTCGACGCAGATAATCGAGCGAAACAGAAACGCCAAGATTGGGATTTGCCTTGATCCAGTGTTGTTCATCTCGCCAGTCAACGTCGCGCGGAACTTCGTAGATAACCGGCAAGAACGTTTGGTCGTTAATGATGCCGTCGCGCACCTTGCATGCGTATTCGTATTTCTCATTGCAAATCGACGGTCGATCGTAGTCAGCCGTCGTGATGCAGATAAACAACGGCTGCTTTCGGTTCGAGCTGGCGAACGAAGTCTGGAAGACGTCGACCAGGTCGCGATTCGGTTGCACATGCAGTTCGTCGATGATCGCAAGGTGCGTGTTGCCGCCGTGCTTGCCGGGTGCGTCGGCGCTGATGACGCGCAAGTAAGAATGATCTTCTTCTCGGGCGATCGACTTTGACTGTCCGGCGGTCGCGTTGCCCCCGTAAATCTTGCAGCGAGATTCAAGCTCGGGCTCGGCTTCAACCATTCCCTTGCAATGACGGAACAACGCTCCGGCTTGTTCTTTCTCGCCGGCGGCGATGAAGTCCTGCTGGCCCTTCTCTTCGTCGGTGAAAAACACCAGCAACGCCAGGCCTGAGACAGTCGGCGTTTTGCCGTTCTTGCGCGCCACATACAGCAGCGACTCGCGATAACGACGAACTTTTCGGCCGTGCTCATCACGTCGTTTCCAGCCCATCAAATTCGCGATGAAAGACTTTTGCCACGGCTCAAGTACAAACGGCTGGTCCGCGACTTCACCTTCGACGTGGCGCAAACACTGGGGAAAGAAATCGAGTGCGAGCTGCGCGGCGCCGGCATCAAACGACGCGTCGCCGGCCGTGGCGATCGAATCGTAGCCAGGAATAAGCAGCAGGATATCGCGCCACTCTTGCGGAATTTCAGAGGGCCGAAAGATGCCTGTCGGAAGTTCAGTTGCTGTCGCGACCATGCGATAAACGTGTGCTCAAAAAATTGTCGAGGATGCCATGCGGTCAGGGCCAATCTCGACAACGGCCGGGAACGATTGCAGAAACTCCGCGACGCCAGTCATATCGTGATCGTGCCAAATAATTCGGCTGTCTTGGCTCTTCTTGAGAAGCGGCAACACCGCCTCAGTATCGTGTTTCACTGATTCGTAATCGTGGGCCCCGTCGATGTAGGCGACGTCGAATTGTTGGCAGGCGAGCAACGGCAACGTCACGTCGAACTTGCCGACGAGCATCGTCACCTTGTCGCGAACACCGTATCGTTTCAAGTTGCCGTCGAGCAGCGCGAGGGTGTCTTGTTGGCCGATGTGGGCATCACCGCCGTGCCAGTCGCATGAGACGACGTGACGCGCAACGCGGGCGATTGAGATTGTGCTCATGCCGGTGTAGCTGCCAAGCTCAATGACGAACTTGCCCTTGCACATCTCGGCGAGGAATTCGCCCTCGGCCTCGGTGAGCATCCCGGGAAAGTTGTGACGGATGCCCTGGAATTTGAAGTCCATTTCGGTCCTCGTTCAGTTGCCGATCACCCATTGAATTAGTTGCCATGCGAGCCACGCTGGCAATACGATCACCGCGAGCACAAGTGCGGCGAGCCAAAACCAAATAACGCTGTTTGGAGAAAATCGCATCTTCAGTTCTTAACCAGGAGAGGTCGTTCAACCTTCACCACTCGCCGCGCCTTCGCCGCCAGCCGCTCAACAAATCGTCCGTCTGCAAGGAAGTCCGTACCTTCCCATTTTACTTGTCGAATCAAATCCGCCGACGCCAGCCAATTGCCGACGTCCGCGCAGCCAGCTTTCGGCTCGGCCGGGACAACACCATAGCCGCTGTAGCTGTGGAGCATTTGGCAAATGGCGAAGTCGGCATCGTTTGCTTGGAGAGCGTGAACGAGTTGCTCGAAGTAGCCGGGTGTGAGGTAGTTGTCGTCGTTGTTGAGGCCGATGAAGTCAGCCTCATTGTCGATACATCGATCGATACCAAGCTGCCGGTACGGATGGCCCCACAGTCCGCAACGCATGCTCGTCTGATGAACCGATATTCGTTGTGTGACCAACTCATTCGTGCTTACCATCGTGCCATCCGTGACGAGATTGCAAATCCAATTTGTGTATCGTTGTCGCTCCAACGATGAACAGAAAAGCTTCGCTCGGTCCATTGGATACTTCACGCGCACCGCCAGCGCCACGAGTGGCTCAGCTCGCAATGGCAAGCCGAACTCAAGCGCCAAAAATCGATGCAATTTCCGGTTGTAGGTGCCGCCCGCAATGATTACCTCAGCAACCTTCTTGTCGCCGTACCACTCAGCAACCGCGGCGGCAACCGCGGCACTTCGCCCGACGCCGGCCTCGCACTGAACTATGAGAAAGTCGTTGTCGCCCAGGCCGTGGATAAATTGATAGATTTGTTTCGCTTGCTGTTCGTTCGGGCCAGGCAAATCTGGCATCACCTCGCGCACATCAAAGCATTCGAGATCGAGTCGGCGCACGCAGCCTGGCGGCGCTTTCACTTCCGGCGTGAGAGGATCGCGAAATGAAATCAGGTGATAGTCGCCATAGCCCGGACGGGATTCGAGTGCGTGTCGCGAAAGGAAATTCAATCGCATGTTGTTCGTCCCTGAGTTAGCCGGCTTTCTCACGCGCCGCAAAGAACTTCAACTTTGGATTGTCAGCCTGCTTCGGCTGTGGCTTGACGCCGAGCTTGCGCCGCGCGTCCGGATTGAGCCCGAGCTTGCGGGCCATTTCATTCATCTGCTTTTGTGCACGGTTCGAGATCGCGAGATATGGATCCTGCGACGCGCCTTTCTTGCCGCGGACAACGAGGCCGCGCTTGAGCTTGGACTCGGCGTGGCGCCAGCGTTCGAATGCGACACAGTAAAGAGCGATCGCGTCCTGGTCCGCTTCGTGCAACAGATCGTACGTCGCGAGCACGCGCACCACCTCAGCCCACTTTTTTTTGGCGACGCGGCCGAGGTAAGACGGGCACTCGGGCGCGGCGCCGAGGTCAGCGGTGAGTGGCGACTCAGGTTTTGGTGGTCGGCCTCGTGGCATGGTCATGGTCCCTCCGTATGAAAACGGTCCCGAAAAATGCGTAACCCTGGGAGCGGTCTAGAAAACTGTTCCACTCCAACATTTTCGACCCCCTATCCTAGCCTCCCAAACCCACCGTCTTCAGTTGCTGTCTTGCGGTTGTGGCACGTCTCGCATCTCCATTGTACCCGACCATGATCAAGCCGCCCTGGATCGTCAGGTCCTGTCAGTGGTGGATCATGATCCAAATGCATGAGCGAACTCTCTAGTGCGGCTTTGCAATCGACGCAAATCATTGGCACGCGTCGCGCGTGCTCTTCACGAAAGCAACGCCAATCGTAGCCATAGCCTCGCTCAGCCGATGATGCACGCTTTTCGCCCTCAGGCATTGGAGTCTGCAAACTGTGCGTTTGTGGTTTTTTTGGCATGCTGCTAAGCTTCGACGCTTGCCCATTTTGGTGGGGCTGTATTATAAATGTTCTCAAGTATGGCGGAAAATTCAGGGTGAATTTCCAAAATCGCCATACGTGCTGCGTCGCGAACCTGCTGGGCAAAATACCCCATTAGCTTGCTCGGATCCTCATAGCCATATCGAAAAGTTATGAAAGCGTTGCTTGCTTCCTGAATTACGCGATCAAAGTCGTACAAGTGCGGATTCTTTTGATGCGACATTACGGCGTTTGCATGCCGGCTGTTTTTGATGAGTTCTACGTAGATTTCTTTGATCCGTTGCCGCCGAGGGGCCGAGAGCATGTTGTAAAATGTGAGGAGATGATGACCGTGCGGCGGATTCGCATTACGCTCAATTCGAAACAGACATTTCAAATACAACTCGATTGCGAATGCATCATAAACAACTCCAGCAAGGAAACACGGGAATGATGTTTTCGCTGATCCGGAACGAACAGTTATCGCCGCGCGCTTGTTTGTGTCAACGGACAATACGCGCATCGCGTACTCGAATTGAGCAGCGTAAGTGAATATTTTCTCAGACGAAACAAGGGGGTTGTTTGTTTGTTTGTTTTCTGTTTTCTTTTTGTTTCTCATGGGGTCGATTCTCCTAACAAAGTTGACAGAACGTTTTCCCGGCTGGTTCATTTTTTTTACCGTCAAGCGGCCCAGCGTCTTTGCATTCGAGTGTAGTTGCATTAGAACAGATTGTCACTCGCCTTCACGCCGCCGCCCTGTGGCGACTCAAGCAACTCCTTCGCTGCTAACCGGCTGATGTACGCG